CTCATTCCGCAAGCAGTTACCTTCTCCCCTCTCTTCTCTTGCTCGTCTGCTCGAAAGCAAGAGTCAGACAACGATTTTAATAACACTCCCAAGGTGTGATAACCAAATAACTTTCCCATATCATTATAATCTAGAGATTAAACTTTGACAGCCCTTGCCTGAGTAATACTTATCGGCAAAACCATATACATAAAATATAATGGTCATTACAAGTATTACAACATTAGATTCCACCATTTCGTTGGTGGTAAAAACATTCCAGTATACAATATGAATAGCATTTATCCCAAATAGGTAGATGATCATCGGAATACGCCATCTGTAGCAGAGCCAAAAGAATCTGCTAGCAAGTATAAGCACAAGCGGATGGATGTAAACTGAGAAATAGATAAATGCTGCCGATACCCAATTCTCCTTAAACCATACGCACATTTCTTTTTCATGAGACGCAAATGTTACCATGCATGCAATATGAAAAAGCATGATAAATAGAGGCATCACTTCACAATAATACTTAAACCAAGTGAGTAGCTTTACGCTGTAGCCTCTACCTGCAAGGATAATGACGTTTATCATTTCGCTAACGTCCATGTCCTTAAACATTACTCTTGACAACTGTACAACACCGACTGATTGAACTAACCGATGGACTTCATCTTCTTCCTCTTTAGTCATAAATTCTTCTCCTTTTGTTTTTTGGTTTATTATTTGTTCTTAGTTCCTCATTTTTAATAATAAGAAAAGTGTTGCAAAGATACACTTTTTTGCACAAAATTAATGGAAATGAGAATATTTCTGTGTTAAACTTTGCGAAAAGTAACAATCTGAAAGTTTTGTTACCAAATTATTGTTACCATTTCATCGTTTTTTTTGGTAACAGAAACAAGGCGGCTATCCATATTAGAGTAACCGCCTTGAATCTATGCTATCTGTATCACCATCCAACCGAGAAGGATAACGAAGGAATATCTTACCACATCTTCCCACTCAAAACAGGGCAGGTGATACACCTTATATTGCCATATCTCCCTCACTATCATCGCTACGAGGAGGAATAATACTCCCTTCCATCCGCATATAGCTGATGCGAGAAGGGTCAGAAACATGTACAATATCATGCCGCACACATCCCTCTCATTTACTGAGAGGAGAATATCCAGGATTGCTCTTAATCTGTTCATAATCGTTATCCCTCAAGTAAATCGACTATCTGACCATAACCACCTACAGCCATGACAGGGCAGAGTATCTTCTTGATAAGAATAATGTCCTCGGCTTCGAGGTTTACGTTCTCGGCATCCTTGCCTATTTTGCAAGCTACCCGATAAGCACGTAGCTTTTCTTCGCCCGATAGCTGAATACTCTGATTGTCTATCACCTCGAAGAGTACCTTGCCTACAATATCGCCCATAATCTGCGGCTTGTAAGTTTCCTCTCCATTCTCGTTCTTTACTGGGGTTACTATCACCTCACCCTTCCAATTCTTGAAAGGTACATTAAAATTCTTTTTCATATTTATATGTTATTTAAAAATTAGACACCCATGTTCCACATCACCCTCCAGTTGGATCCTGTATACACGACACATACCATCTCGTTCTGTGTTTTCAACGTAAAAAATGTGGTAACGCCACCAGGAGTATAAATCTGCGTACCGTCGGTCGTCTTCATAGAGTAATTGTGCCTGGTTGACCTTATAATCCAATACATCTGTCCTATTTCCGGGTTCGTGGGCAGACTGATTGTTACCGGACCAACCTCCACTGATGTATCTTCGCCTGTAATACTGTTATGCTTCTTCCAGGTTTCAACAATTTCTACGACTACATCATATTTTGACAACGTCTGGCTTGACGTAATAATTCTGAAACAAGGTCTGAATCCGGCAAAATCACCTTTATCACAAAATATTGCATGATTACCGCAAGGATATACCGAGTTAACGACGCCTGTATCTCTCGAAAGCCTATCTATGTTACCAGAGGCTGAAACATACAATGCGATATTCTTTAAATTTGCTATACCAATATTACCGCCATAAGATGGTGTTGCATGGTCGTACTTAACAACTATCTGCTGACCAACATAGTCCAATCCATATTTCCAGTTAGCTCCAATTATATTATCAATGCCATGAGTTTTGTTATCGAAGGAAATATACCCTGGTGTAAGCATGACTTTGTTTTGTCCGTTGATTCCATCTATCCTGGTCTTTCCTATATTGAATCCACCTATATATCCGCTCGTAGCATACATTGCTCCATCGCTCGATACGTAGAACGATGACTGGCTAGCTGTTTCCCCACCAACAAACAATGGCGCATAAGTAGTATCATCTACCTTGCACGCGTCAATCTCGTAGTTGCCGAAATATCCCACCTTGGTAGTTCCATCCTCAGACTTCGCCCAAAGGTGCTTTACCTCGATTTTATCAGCGTCAATCAAGTTAGCATTGAGCTTCTTGCCTTCGGTATCAAAGAGGGCGATGGTGCTACCATCACTACCAATAACGCTTGTCTGTTTAGCCTTAATAGCAACTTGATTCCCGCTAATAACAATACCTGCCGCAGCCAAATCCTTAACTAACTGAGAGAAGTCGGCAAGCTGACCGATACTCATCTGTTTGTTGGTAATGAGCGTCACTTTTTCCTTGAATACCTCCTCATTGTCAGTACGTGCCTTGCGATTGACACGCTGCGAGGCGAAAAGATGTACTACCTTTTTCATAGGCTATTATCCTCCTTTTAATGAGTACTGATATAATTGTCTATAACATCCGTAGCTACAGCCTTCGCCTTTGTGCGCCACTCCTGCATATCGTTATACTCAGCTTCGTGTTCCTCGTCATCGGCATCAAGCTTCTTGCCATCCGCAATTTTGGCAAGATTAGCGAAATGGTTATTGATGATAGCTTGCATCTTATCGGTAGGATAAGCGGATGATACGATTGCATCAACAACCTTACCTCGCTCCACAGGCTGCTCGATACGAACAACGTGTGCGGCATACGCCATTCGGGTAGCTTTTTTGCCTTTGCTGCTATCCATACTATTTTCCAACTCAATCTGCTCAACATCGAAATTGATGCGAATAGTATTACCCTCATACTCAATTAGACTAGGTGAGTAATCAAATGTAGACTTTCTAATTTCCATGATAATATCCTTTCTTTTTTAATATTACATTTATGCTTTTGTTCCTACGATTCTGAAATCAGGGTTGCCGCTCTGATTCATTCTACGCAACTTTCCCAGGAACGGGAATTTATCATTGTCTGAGCACCATTGCAACTGCTCAACGAGTTTCTTATTGTTAGTGAAGAACTTAAACTTCTGTCCATTCTCCTCAACGCTAACAACATTGCTCTTCCCTGACTTATGAACCTTGCTATCTACATCAAATTCAACATCAAGGAAAACAATAGTTCTCTCGGCAAAGTAGCTTGCACTCATCCTCTGACCTTCGAACATTCTCTTGCCGTTGGCATCTCTGTCCTCAATCTGCGGCATCTTAAAATCATCAAAACTATTCATTTTTGTTATCATTTTCCAAAGATTAAAACCATCGCAGTGCATCAACCAACCCTTGTAGCTCATAGCTACTTGGTATCTCCTCATAGGGTCTTTCAGGTTGTGCATCTTCTTTTTGAATTTCTCCTTCATGCGCTTTCTTAACAATGTATGGTTGAAATAAAAACGGTATCCTACGAAATCAAGGAAATGAGTATCATCAATTATCTGCATTCCGATATTATCGTGCAACTGCTGGTGCATCACTTCATCAGCATATTCCAATATGAAGTTGATGGCTTTCCATACTTCCTTATTATTCTTGCCGAGAATAACCATATCATCACAATATATCTCTACCTTGACATCGAACTTTCTACATACCACTCTACATAAGATACTCATATAGAAGTTGGTAAGAGTCTGAATAGGATATAGACCAATTCCTAGACCTTTCGGTAGAGCAAAGATAACTTCATATAAAAGTCTTCTAACTCCTTTATCGGTAAAGAAATCACACAGAGATTTGTATATCTCATGCTGGTCAATATTCTCATAGAACTTGATAAAGTCAAGTTTGCAGTAATACAATCTTCCACATGACTTATTTTCATCTATCCAACGTTCCGTTCTGCGCTTCGCATAAATCATTCCTCTGCCTTTTACACTTGCTCCACTCTCTATATAGAGAGCTCTTATAAGGTAAGGCATCAGAATTTGCATCAAGGCATGCTGCTCAACATGGTCTGGATAGTACGGAAGCTTATGCAGCTTTCTTACCTTACCGCAAGGGCATCGTCTCATACAATCGTGACCTTCGCTAGTCTTATAAGTTCCATCTATAAGACTTCTCTGTAATCTCAAAAGATTACCATTATAGTCTTTATCGAATATCACAACTCCCTTCTTGCCTTCCTTACCCTTGCGTGATTTCCTTACCGCAATATTGAGGTTGATCATATCACTAACAAGTTCTGCCCTGACCTTTCTGTGCTTCTTGCGAAGTTTAGCCTTGCGCTTATACGCCAGCTCTTGTGCGTCCGTCATTTTTATACTTCAACCAATATTTCAAAAATCGCTTTCCTTATCAATAGGCTTTCTACACTCTCGGCTCACTGGCTTTCGGTACATACGTACAACTGTATCACTTACTTGTGAGAGGGGGCTCTGTTGCAGTAGGACATACCCAACTACTCATACCCAACGCCTTTAATCTTCGCTCTGTCAGAATAAATATTCCTACATCGAGACAGGTTCAATCATGTGCTCTCTCGTCCAAAAGCTATCCCGTAGCTTTACGACTTGCAAGGAATAGTGTAAATTATATCGTCATTCTAAAAATAGAAATCTTGTGTAGTAATTCAAGCGAGCACCGATGTTCGTCCTCGAGTTCGAGAAACCGTTGTTCGAGTTCGCATACGAAAGACCGCATTGCGACCTGTTGTTAGCGTTACCCCCAACGTTCAGCAGCTCCATGATGTATCACCTTTTCTTCACCCACTCCATGGTTGTAGAAAATCTTATCGCACGGAATTGGGTTGTTTATATTTTTGTGCTTCTGCGAATCCTATTAAAAGGAGATTTCAACTTTCCAGTTTCAATCTTGCGTTTTATATTATTTTTATTAATTCTCTATTTCTGTCTAGCTCACTAGCAGATGTGCAGCCAACGCTAGGCGTTGTCTCACATCGCCATGAGCTCCGAACCGCTCACGATTGTCGGGTTTCCGTAGAAAGCCAAGCGAGCACCGATGCTCGTCCACGAGTGCGAGAAACCGTCGTCCGAGTACGCAGACGAAAGACCGCAGAGCGACCCGTCGTGAGCGAGACCCCCAACGCGCAGCAGATCGCCACTTGTCGAAGCCCAGAATCCATCGCAGTAGTACGTACTGTCACTGCCTCCTACTGCTTGCGGAAAGGCATCCCAATGTGCGCCTAGCGTCTTGCGTGTGATAAACCCTCCATTAGCAGATGATGGAATAGTAAACTTCCTTCCATCAGCTGTATTGCTTACACGGTTTCCGCTATAGACAACAGCATATCTCGTATCGCCATCCATGTAGAAACGGATACCTGGACGGAACTCCCAATGCTTACCCCATAAGTCCTCAAAGCTAAAAAGCTTAACAGGATATTGGTCGCCTAGAGTAGCATCATTATAGAGTACCTTACCGCTGCCATCACCGAGAGAGATACACTTACCCATAGGTACATCACGACAAGCTTCCCATTTAGAATGCTGGAATCCCGCTCCAATTACAGATTGTGTATTAAGGTCACCGAAACTTACTTGTTCCAAAGCTTCTATGAGACATTGAAATCCGTAGTTTGCAAGACCGAAGTTCGAACCAAGCTTCTGTGCGCAATCCCAAAATGCGCTCATCGTTCTGGAATGCGAAGGGGCTACGTTAGGTCTTGAATGACCAACACCATTTTCATCTACGTACATTTTATATGCACCTACCCAGTTTGGCGAATCGAAAGTCTTGCCGCCCGAAATAGGGAACAATCCTCCGAATTGCATAGTTTTACCTTCTGCCTTGAAGTGACAGTCAGGAACATGAACCATCGTCTCATACTTAGACGCATCATCCACCTTTGTTCCGTCAGCAAAGAACTCCCATGTGCTAGCATCGAGTTTTGCTGCATAAGCTTTACCATTCACAACCTTCATCATATATCCACCCATTGCTCTCTGATACATATCAGCCATGAAAGGCGTTGGAAGAGCGAATTTAGGGTTAGAAGACTGCTCCAAAGTGATTGTAGGGTAGAAGATATTATTACCCATCATCTTCTGAAGGTCACTGAGGCTTAATCTACGAAGAGCACCATCTGCTACAATTAAGAAAGTTTGGTCGGGATTCATTGCCGACACGACTTTTTTCTCTGTTAATTTTACACCCATATTTATATTATATTTTAAGATATTACTAATCTATCAACGGATTGCCATCCTCATCAAGCAGGTAATTATCACCTTCGTCAAGGAGATAGTCGTTGGCAGGTCTCTGTCCGTATTCTATCTGTTCTTCAAGATAGTCACTCTCAACATCGCCAAGACCAGATTCCTTGATTGAGAAGTAGCATGAATCTCCCTCTTGCCACGACTTATTTGTAACGATATTACCATTAGTTGCTTCTGTATGCCATTGCAATTCTACGATGCGGTTAGGGTATTCAACAACCCTTCCGTTGTACTCCAATATAGCCTTGTTGCTTCTGTATATCTTACCCCATTCAATATCATTGCATACCATAAACTTAGGCTGCCCGAAAGAAGGATAGAACCTAGAAGCGGAAAATTGGAACTGAGCAACAGCCTTGCCGTTTATTACCGCCTTGATGGTATAATTATTCTTCTCTACAAGTCTAAGGTCAAGTACAATCTCTGATGCAGAGATAGATATAATCTCGTTAGGGCTTGCAGCAGACGAAGCAGACATCTTAGTCGTTCCTCGGTACAGCTCAATAGAGAATCCGCTTGTAATTCTATCCTTAGACTTATATACATCAATCGGAATGTGACATTCATACTGATTGCCGTCAAAGCAAGCGTTTCTTGCTTCCGTAGATGCCGATACGATATTATTAGCAACCTTATACTCGTAGAGAGACAACTTATCAAGGAACGGGTTGTAGGAAATATCTGTATCTTCCCGAATGCCCATACCATAAGTGTCTGCGCCCTTATCTGCCGTATACAGAGTGATAGCATCAGCGGTGATATGCAATATAGAGTTCGTTCTGTAATCATATAGGTCAGCTTCGAATTGCAACTGCTGCTTATCGTTACTTAGAAGATTCCTCTTGATAGTGAGTTTGCCACGATTAGTAGTATTGCTCGTATCAATACTATACTTACCGCTCCAAGCATCTATCTTAGATATATCCTTCCATTCCGTGCCAGTAGAAACCTTCCACACCATATTAGCAAGAGAGATATTCGACTGCTTGCTATCCCACGAATCATCCTTTGCCGAAGCATTGACTTGTGGATAAGCAACACATTCAAAACCGCTCTGAGTTCTGTCTGGGAAGAATTTATCACCCGACATGGTCTGCATGAATGGAGACTTAGGCGATGCGCATACTACCGATACAGAGACATCCAGAGGTGCGTATTTTCTATTAGCCTTATTACTTACTATTGGCATAAGCGTTCCTCCTAATCATCAACCGTTAAATAAGCATCTGCTGACACCGATACACCGATGATATTATTATTCTCATCAATGGTATCAGCATTCCTCACAATAAATCCGTCACTGACATTCTTAGCCCAAGTCATCGTCTCTGAGCGTACATTCTCCACAGAACCATTATTATCAGTATAGATAACGAAGGTAACATTGCCAGTTATGCTTTTAGGCACTTGTCCTGTCTCGCAGTTGGTAACGATACAGCGGAACGTCTGATTACTGTCTTCATCAACCTGTCCGATTGAATTAAGGGCAAGCTGATAAATATCAGATATATCATCAATGCTGATACCAGTTCTATAGACAGCAGCACCATCAACAATAAATTCGAGGACGAAGAGTTGGTGACTATCTACATAGAGTTTATCTGTGTCTCCTGTCTTGTCTCTATGTATAGTGATTCCACTTGCTGGATTATTGTAAGTACCAGCAAGGTCTGTTCCGCTGCCACGATATAGCTTAATCGAATAGGTAGATACTTCTCCACCTGCGGAGTTGAACAGCCAAGGTCTGAGGACAGCTTGCGTCTGCCCCTTGCTTAATACCGTAGTATCAGCAGATACACCACCGAAATAAGATGAACCACCCAGCATGGATACCAATATATCTATACTCTTCGACATCGGATAGGTGCTAGCTCCCATCACAGCAACTCCCGAATATGTAAGAGTATCAGAATCCTGATTAGTCTTCGAAGCAAGGTCTGCGATAATAGAGAGAGAACCATCCGCATGATTAAGCTTGAATCTGCCATCTACTGTAGAAGTCTCCCATCCTGTTCCACTGAAACTGAAACCTAAATCCTTGCCATTGTAAGCCCAAGCGTGATTTGTCAGTGCCACGTTATTTCTGCGTGCAGAGCCTACAGTCGGGGTAATGACTGGATGCGTTCCGTTTTCACTCCACTTCGGAGAGACGGTAAACGTGTCTGGGTTCAAACCTTGAAAGAGCGGAACGCCATTCGTTTGCAGACTGAGGGATAACGTATCACCCTTCAATGTTCGTCTGACTGCTGCGGTTGCCGAAAGATGAATTTCCTTTCCCATATTTAAATCTCCTATCTTTAAACTTTAATATATTCTTTATGTATTTTACCTGTGGTAGTGGTTGCAGTGAATATGAATTTAGCAGTATCACCCTTGCCTAAATCGTCTTCTGCGCCATCATTAGACCACACAATATCTATTGAGCCATTGAAGTTCTTGACTTTATCCTTTGTCGCCCAAGCTGCATCATCTACAGAATCATCTGTCTTTCGTTCTACCTTCCATGATGCCACTCCGTTTGTCACATCCTTATCTCCAAGCATTAGCTTGCAAGTGATATTATGCGTCTCACCTATAGCAATACCGCTGTAGACAATATCGGTATATAGAGTGATTTGTGGCTTATATATATTCGTAGTAGCCTTCCACTCAGCATTATCATCACTCGGTTCGCTAGTCGTGGTCTTCCCGTCAGCCACCATACAGAGCCATCTCGTTCCCATCCAAGTAACCTCGTCATAGTAACCATATTCAGTGCCCTGCTTCCAGTCGCCTCGATAGTTTACGAGCTTCACCTTATCGCCTGTATTGGTGGTTATCTCGATGTACTCTGACTTCACGATAAACTTCTTCGGCGACAGTACCCAGACCTCCTTGTCTGTGAGTGAATAGCTATTCACGTTGTCGTAAGAGACAAAGCGAGGTGCCGCATCACCCATAGTCTCCAAGACGATAATGTTCTGGCGGTCGGTGTCATCTCTGTTTCCCTCGCTTACGATGCTATCACCAGCCTGCGGAATATCATTATTAACATTCTCACAATCAGACTTCGAGAGGACTATCCAAGCGAACTTCTGACCGTCATAGAGAACATTACCTTGCTCGTCCGTCATCTGCTCGTTCTCAGTAGAGACATCAGTAACCAATCGCCAATAGTAGCGGTTCGACACATTCTCGTATACACCCGACTGGATATTGAAAGTCTCGCACTTCGCTTGGTCATACTTCTTCCACAAGTTAGTGGTTGAGGTTGAGCCGTTATCCGCCAACAGATAGCACTTCCAGCCAGTGACATTTCCATCGCTATCCACAACTTCCTTCACGGAGAAAATCTTAGAGGCGGCAGGTGAGAACACCATATTGCCCCCCACATAGTCAAGTTCCCTTATCTGCAAGGTATTGAAGATGGCTTTGCCCCACACCATCAACTCGGAGATATTCAGTCCGTACTTCCCATCCTTGCGCTTATAGAAGCCGAAACCAGACTGGGTAGCATCATCGTAATCCAAGGATTGCAGCAAATTCACAATAAGATTACCAAAGGCATCTTGCCCATACTCTCCGTTTGCTCCCACCTTCATTCCCTTCAAGAACTTTTGCAACTTTTCCCAAGAGATTGTGCCCTTTGCGGTGTTGTCGGTAAGCCTGTTTATAAACTCCATTCTAGAACGTCTAGCAGAATAAACGTTGCTATCGGATGCAGGAGTGGTATCGTTCATGCCAATTACATAGACACCTCCACCATTACCACTTCCTGTGCCGCCTATCTGCATTCCGTTTACCGTGATGGAATCAACCTTATCTTCAAGCTTACCAAGGCGGCTACTGGCTGCCTTCTCGCCTACTGTGTACTGAGGGTGGTCGTAAGGAATATCCAAAGGTATCTCCATACCGATGATACGAGAGTTTCTGTAGTGCTTGCCATTTGCGTCCACCTGTGCAAACATATCATTAATCAGCTTTACCTGCTCACCTAGAGGATGATAATCGTATGTCCCATCATTGTAGAACTTTTCACCATCCATCGTGCAAGTGAAGTTTGAGTTGCTGATCATGGTCTTCTGATAGTACTGCTTCGACCTATCGTACAGAGATAACTGAGCGTTAGGAATGAGGTCAGTATCTGTAATCTTTGTTGCATCCCAGTTGAAGAGAAAGAACTTGTCACCAACCTTCGGGCACATGACGCTATCGGGAAGTGTTCTTCCGTAGGTATCGTTAGCCACTATCTCGAAAAAGTTCTCTTTGTCTATAATCTTGAAACTAACATCGAACTCCATACCCATGAGGGCACCGCTAGTGAACTTGATACCTAGAGTGAGGTTGCTCTTTATCCAACTCTCCTTGAAGTTATTAGTGAAAGAGTCTGTAGAAGTGACCTGCCAAAATGTCTGTGTAGTCTTCGTTCCGTCTTCGTTATCAACGGTGCTATCATAGGTCTTGATACTGCTGACCCTGCATTCAACCTTCGGATATTCTTCATCGAACATAACGACACCTTCGATAGCCTGCTTGTCATTCTTCACGACATTCACGTTCTCCAGATAGCCATCCTTGGCGTAGAAACCATCACTATCTACTTCCTTGTTAGGGAGCATGAGGTAATCGGTAGCAACACCATCGGTGGTGACGTCCGCATCGGCACCAGTGAAATATCCTTTCGGAATATTTCTGTCTGAGCCGAATGCGTACAGTCTCGTAATATAAGTTGACTTAGATTCCGAATAGGACATAGACAGAACATTAACATCCTGTTCGAATGTTGTCTGTCCTTCCATTTCGCAATATCCAAGGTATATGATAGAACCATCTATCCACCACTCGCAGTTGAGTGCGTCTTCGGAACAGATGGCGTTGAGAGCATCGAGAATACTGATGGAGCCGTACTCGATCAAGAATCTCTTTTGAACATCGAAAGCCTTGTTGTTGTACGTAGTGTAGTCAACGGAGAACTCCTTGCCATTGTACGTAAGCCCTAACGCCTTTAGGTTGCCTAGTATAACGTTCATGTGTACACCTACAGTTGTGGTGAGGTTGAAGGAGGTCTCGTTGGCTCCGTGCTGAGGGCGATACTTGCAAATCTTATTCTTCCAAGACATATAGTAGGCATCCATCTGCATTTCGTAGTCATAGCCATCACTATCATTGTGCTTAGGGAAGTATGATGATGTAAGCTCAAAGTAGCCGAAGTCGGGAATCTCCACGGAGTCCCCAATCTCGAAATAGATAGGAGTAGCCGTAGTGAACTTCAAGATGATGTAGTGGTGGTCCATAAGCTGATATGACAGCTTAGAACCCTCGCCGAAGTCCTCTAATGTGAAGAATACCTTGTTATTTCTTTTAATCTGAATCATTAGCTTGTATATTTACTTGTTTCACCTCTGTCACTAGGGTCTGGCTCGTTGAGCTTTAAGCTGAACTTTGCCATTTCCCGAATGCACTGACTAAACTGAGTGCAGGAGAGATAGATGCACCGATACCACACATTAGGCTGAAATCGGGTGCGGATAACCAACTCTCCCTTGGCAAGAACCTCCTCGCAGAACTTAGCATAGTTCGTTAAGAACGTATCCGAGTCCTTGGCTGTCATATTGAACGGCAGCGTTATCTCCCTCTCATCCAATCTAGGATTGTGCTTGATAACCGACTTTCCGTCCTTTGAGCGATACTTGTTGCTGATGAACTCCTTGTTTGGTGCAGGGGTCATAAGCGCACTGAGGGCGGTTTCGTCTAAGAATATGCCCCACGTAAGATAGGCATCCTTGCCATTTATGTAAAGTTGTCCGTTAGTCATAACTATTTAATCATTAAATAACCTCATAGGCTTCGCTGTGAGCCGCTTTTGCTATTGTTGAGTATAGTTGTAAGGGCTGACAAGCGAAAAGCCTATAGAGGTCAAATATCCTTTAATCTTCTGTTCATGTCATCCAGCTTGGCTCCGAAGTCATTGTAGGTAAGCTTTGAATACTTCACGATGTCTTCGAGGTAGCTGTTTGTCATAATCATCATGTTTCTTATCTCCAATACTGCACCATTGGTTGAGATTCCGAGTGTAACGATGCTCTCCATCTGTGATATGGTGGTAGTCATGTTCTGAGCGATGGACTCTCCTGCAATCTGTAGAGCGGTGAAGCGACCATTCAGCTCGTCTGCGGTATCTTGCCCCATAGATGCCCATCCTCCGCTTGTTGCGGTCTGTGATGAGGATGAAGAACCGGTGTAGCCAGTTACCTTTGCCCAATCATCACGTCTCTTCAAGCCTTCCTGGACAATATCATCGTAACGCTTATAGAAAGCATCTACATCTTCTTTGGTTAGCTTTCCGTTTTTATCCTTCATAGCCTTTGCCCAATCATCGTAGAGTTTCTTCAAGTCTCCATTGATAAGGTCTTCCATACTGAAAGAGAGAAGGGATTTCTGCATCTTTTCTGCGAAATCATCTGCCACTTCGCTAGCAAAGTCGCTACCATCCTTCTTCATGTCCATAAGGTCCGTCAAAAAGCTATCTCTCATTCCACTGAAGGAAATCTGAGTAAGGTTCTCCTTGAACTGCTCTGACAACTCTTCCAGCTTGCCTGCTTGGTCTATGTAGTCATTCAACTTCTCCGTCAGACGCCCACCATAGTTACCCTTTCCTGTGTTCTCGATATGCTCCCAAATGGAAACGTTGCCACGGAGGAGCTTCATTTCCTCTGGGCTGAGGGAGAAGAGGTCGCCATTGAAATCCGATTTGACGTTCTTCTTGATCCAATCCATCTCGTCACTACCGAAGCCACCCCAATAAGCGTTCCATGAGTGGTGCGAACCGTGATAGCTTGCCTGTGCCTTTGCGATGTCGAGGTAGTTCTGATTGGTCTCCTGCTGATTCTTGTAGGCTTGCTCGTAGTATGAGGTTGCCTTGGAGCCAAAGGAGTTTTCCATTGCGTCAGTCAAATCCTCGATGGATTGCTGCAAGAGGGTGTTTCTGTCCGTCAGTCTTTCGATTGTATCATTGACCTTCTTTGCATTTCCATCTCCACCGAACAGACTATTGAAACCACCGAATGAAAGCGTGTTGAGGATATGAGAAACGTTGTTCCCGATACTCTTCAATGGTTTCATAACGATGTCACCCGATAAAGCATCATCGAGGATGCCCGTTACTGCGCCAAAGACCGTGTCCATGAGGTTACTGATGAGTGTTCCGAAGCCATCTTTCAGAATGTCGAGGATGCCGAGTATTGCGGAGATTATTTCACCTGCCATACCGCTATCCCCTAAAGCTTTCGTCAGAGATTTGGCTGCATCACTATCTTTACCGAGCAACCCTTGGATGCCCTTTGCAAGCGTGTTGGCAACGTCCTTCTGCATGTTGCCGCCGAAAAGCTTGTCAAGTCCTAGAATGGAGTTTCCTATGCCTTTGAGTGACCCCGATGTAAGACCCTGCAAACCATTTTCAAGCTGCTGAAACTGAGAAACTGCCTTCTGTGCAGATGTCTGTAAGTCTGATGATGCCTTCTGAACTGATGAACCGAACTCCAAAACATTGTTAGATGCGGTATCGAGTACGCCCTGCGCTCTAGAGAGGTTGGCTTCAGCCTTGCTGATACTTGTCTTGTCACCGCTCTTCTTAGCCTTGGCGAGGTCTTCCTGTGCCTTGGTGACAGCTTTCGTGGCTTCTGCCTCTCGCTCCTGTGCATCAATATAGCCCTGCATGGCTGACTGATAGGAGTTGATGTCGTCAGAGACTTTCTTAAAGATGTCACTATTCCAGATGGTGGCAGAGCCTTGTAACTTGGAGATAAGCTCCTGTATGGTCTTCTGCTCATTAACATCTGTGGTGCTCTTGGAGAGTTCTTGCAGCTTCTCAATGGTAGGCTCCAGTTGGTCCTTGAACATAGCGCCGAAGTCTCCGAAGACGCTTCCCCAATCGATGTTCTGTCTGATGGCATTTATCTCGATGGTTTGGAGGTCCTTCTTTCTCTGCTGCTGAAGAGAGAGCTTTTCACCCTGTGTCTGAGCCTTGGCAATCTTCTCTTCGTACTCCTCGGCAATGGCTTGCTTCTGCTGATAGAGAGAACCATACTCCTTCAAGTAGTCGCGCATAGAGGTGAGGGCTTCCCTGTTGACCTCATCAAGCTTCTTGTTGTACTCTTGGGTAGCGAGGTCTCTAGCCTTATTGAGGGCATTGGACTGAGCAGAGGTAAGGGTTACTTTCTTGCCAGCTTCCTTGTTTTTCTTCTTGAACTCTGCTTCCTGCTTGTCAATCTCGGCTTTGCGCTTGGCATAGTCGTTCTTGATTTGAGCAAGCTTCTTCTCCGTGCCTTCCTGCATGAGGGAGATAGTTTCATCTGTATTTTTCTGCTGCAAAGCCTTCAAGCGGTTGTTTAAATCCTCCTGGACTTTGATAGCTTTGTTTCCTTCCTTGATGCGAGTCTTACGTGCCGTTGCTGCTGCCTTCGCTACCTTACCACTTACATCACCACCTAGTTTCGAGTAGGCATCCTTGGCTGCTTTCAAGTCTTGTGTGGCGGTTTCGTATTGAGAAGCGGTGTATTTGCTCTTATTTTTCTCCATAGCAGCAACCTTCTTCCTGGCTGCATTGTATTCGCGCTGCGCCTTGTTGTAAGCTTGCTGATAGGTTTCCGTAGAACCATTGTTAGCCAACGCTTGTGCCTTCTTTTTGGCTTGGTTGAGGGATTGTTTGGCTGTGTTCCATTGAGCTTTGAAAATCAAAGGAATGGTCGTAGCGCCAGTGACCGCCCAATTACGCTTCATCGTTAAGAGGTTGTTCAGAACCTTTGTTTTCTCAGACTCCTGCATACGGAGATTCAGATCAGCAGGATTCTTCTTGATGTCTTCTCGTAGACCTGCTATCTCTTTCTGAGCCTTATTGATGAACGCATCCAATCTACTCTCACCTGTGGCGTAGTTGATGGTTTCGTTGGCAGCTTGCCAATCGTTAGCCAGATTGATTGCTTCGTCATAGAAGTCAAAGATTTCTTGACGTACACTTTCGTTCTCCTGTGCTTCTTGCAAGCGAACTTCGATAGGCTTTGCATTCTCGGCTGCTTGGTCTCGAAGTTGGATGATGTTGGAAAGCTTTTCTTCTGCTTGGTCAAGGTCTTCTTGTGCCTGTTGCAACTGACCACCTAGCAATGATGCTTGTCTTCCTCCGTTGTATGCCGCATCATCATGTAGTTGCTTGTTGAGACTTTCAACCTCTTGGCGGAACTTCTCTACTTCCTCAACTGCCTTATCGTACTTCAACTCATCCATGCTCTCGGCAACTTCCTTCTGCGTCTTAGCAAAATCGGCAGATGCTAGTTGAGCTTGTGAGTATTGCTCTGTTAACTGAGGTGCGAGGTTGGAGAGTTTTTGGTAAGCTTCTGCCTTCTCATATTCTGTAGCTGTCTCAGACTGAATAGTTCTGATAAGGCTTTCGATATTTTGCTGACGTTCCTTGACCTTGTTGTCAAACTCATCCCATGCTTCATTGGATTTCCTTACTGCCGTTTCATGTGCTGTTTCTGCGGTAGCAAGCTTATATACGGCATAGGTTACTGCTGCGATGGTGGCAGCTATCCAAAAAAGAGGACTTGAGAACATAGAAGCATTCCATGCATCCTGTGCCCTTTTGCAGAGGATGGTGACCTGTGCCCATATTCCTTTGGCTGCGGTGTCTCTAGCGGTAGCTGCGGTATTCAAGCCTTGGGATGCGGTGTTAGCCGTATTAGCTGCCGTATTTGCTTCTGTGGCTGCGGTTGCAGCGGTTTCTCTAGCCGTATGGAGTTGCTTTGCGATGTTGTTCCTTTCGTTAACGGCAGTGTTGAGTTTGATTTCTGCTGTCTCTACCTTCTGTCCGTCTGTATAGGATTGCAGGGCATCGTAAGCATCTTGGAGTGATTGAACTTCATTATCCTGCATTGCAAGTTTGTTCTCCAATGCCTTCACTTCCTCTGCGGCTGCGGTGGCTGCGTCTGCCTTTGCTTTTGCCTGCGCCTGTAGTTCGGCAACGTAAGCCGCGACCTCTTCACGTTTAGATGCTACCAGCTCTGCCTGTGCTGCTGATAATTGACCTTTGGCTACTGCTTCTTCAAGGTCTGTCTTCTTTGCTTCTTCCTTCATAGGGAGCAAAGATTCAAGAGCTGACAACTCGGCTGCATATCCTGCATTTGTTGTTGCTGTGTCAAAGGCTGCTATACTAACTGCCATTGCCTTATAAAGACCGATGGCAGATGCGGCTGCAAGGATAACCTCACCTATCTCCTTCCAATGGTCGATAACCTTAGATGTGATATCCAAAGCATCATTCATCAAGCCTTCGGTCTGTGTGCCGAGGTCATTGATAGCCATTTCGATGGTGTCTTGGATATTGCTTATCTGACCCGTAATAGAGTGAGATTGCTTTTCCATCAATCCACCGAACTTGCCGCCTTCATTGGTAAGACTTTCGATAGCCTTCTTGACTTCGGGGAAACCGACCTTACCTGCTGTCACCAATTCCGAAACCTTATCCTTGGTAACTCCGAACTGCTTGGCGAGCTCTTCTGTCAAAGGAATACCTCGACCTGTAAATTGCATCAAGTCTCTTGTGAACAATCGACCTTGCACCATCGTGGTACCATAGAGCCAAGTGAGGTCTTGAAGGTTCAATCCCAATCCTGCTGATACGTCACCGAGCCTTCTCATGGTATCGGTAATCTCGTTGGCTGCAAATCCGTATGCAAGGAGCTGCTTTGCGCCATTTACCACACCCTTCATATCAAAAGGTGTAGTAGCAGCAAGGTTAGCGAGGTCCGAAATCATTCCCTTTGCCTTCTGTCCGCTACCGAGCATGGTTTCAAAGGCAATCTCAAACTGCTGAAACTCTCCTCGGACAGTACCCAGTGTGCTGATGATTTCCTTTGCCGTAAAGCCAGCGAAAGCCACCGATGCAACAGACTTGATGCGATTGAAAACGTTCTCAATGCTCTGCCCCTGCTGCTCGACTGCTCTTGCTGTCTGTGATACTCCATCCTGTACCCCTCGAAAGGCTTTCAGTACGGATGAATTATCACCTGTTATGTCAAACTTGATACTTGCCATTTTTTTATTCTGTCAATTACGTAAAGGTGCACCTCCTAACCCAAACCTTTATTCTTTGCTTTGTTCCTGTTAGTGTTGGAGGTTAAATTGGATTCTCTTCGCTCTGTCTGATCAGCTCCATGATGTCCTCTTTGTTATCTCCGCTGAAGACCTTTTCTGTTGCTGATGGAATGTGAGCCTTCTTTCTTTCCTCATCGGATAGATAGATGGAAGTTATCTTATCCTTCATCATAAGCGTGAGGTTGTTGTATGAGATTTCCCACAGAACATAGTCTAGGGTCCACTTGTATCTATCGCAAGCTGCGTCTATGAGAGAGCCCCAAATGGTTCTGCCACCAAAGATATACTGATTACTGGAGTCTTTGGCTTGGTTTATCTTCTCCATACGCTCTGCTTCCTTGTCTATCCCACATTCCGTGATGATGTCGTGAAGCTTGTTGTCTGAGAGTATGGTGATGAGAAGGGTTGCTATGTCATCGTTATCACAGAACTTGAAGATGATGTTTTCTCTTGCCTTTAATATGCGTGAACTGAGCATATCGGATTTCTTCTGAAGGGTGTGGTAGGCTATTAGCTTACAACAGAGACTTCGATTCTCCTCTACTACACGGAGTGCTTCAATGAGGGGGTTCAGCTTTAAGTTATCATCTTTGATGCCTAGCTGCTTAATCAATGGAGCAGTCAAATACATCTTGCCTAAAGTCTGAGGGTAGATAAACAAATGTCTTCTACCTACTTGTATGCCTAGAGGTGTATCTGTTAACACCATGGCTATCTTAGCGCCAATTTCGATGTCATTCTTCATAAGCCAATATAATTTGTTAGCACCCAAGACAGGACTCGAACCTGCGTCTTTCAACCAGCTTTTTAAAGACCAACTGGATTTCATGTGACGGACTTTGGTCTCGCTCTAACCAACTGAGCTACTTGGGTAGGTTGCCGACTGATAACCCTCAATCGGCAGAAGGGTGAAAAGAAATCATTAAACGTCGCCTTCGACCTGTCCGTTTGTTGGAACGGTTACTTCCGTTTCTGTGTCTGTAGCGCCTGCAGGATGCTTGAATGTAAGAACGTATTCGTCTGTCTTTCCTTTAGCCTTCTTGGCTGTGATGATGCGCCAACGGAACTGACAATATACGGTCTCACCCTTCTTGTTGGTGGTCTTTGCTACTTCGTCACCCTCTGGCACAAGAGCCTTGTGGGTGTACTGCATCAAAGCACCATCCGCTGAAGAATATGACTCCTCCACGCTTACGGTTGATTTGCCGATATAGCAGCCAGGGTTCTCTGCATCTTCCGGCTGAACAGCGATAGCGTAGTTTCCTTCGATAAGTCCATCAATGGTAGGGAATGGCTGAGGTAAGCCCTTCTTGATGAACTCTTGATAAACGAGTTCGTAGGTGGACTTAGTTGTCTTTGAATCGACAATACCGCCACCTTCCTCCTTAGCTTCTGTTGTATCACCCTTGGTAGGGTTCAGCTGGGTAGTGTCCTCCTTTGGAGTGTCGAGCTTCTTCCAGTTGTTTGTAGCAGCACTAAGGTCACGAACATAGATGGATGGTTTTCCCCATGTTGTTACTGACATAATCTTAATCGTTTATAGTTTGATACAATAATTTGTTATTAATGATGTGCTCACTTGTGCCCTCGCAAGCTATTACCCTCTGCTCACTCATAGACAAGCGGAAATCTGATCCATGAACTGCTTCGAAGGTAGAGAAAGAGAGTTGACATAACTCACGGAGCCTTGCCGTGTTCTCTTCCTTTCGGGTATTGCCTTTCTTTGTGATAGCTTGATCTTGAACATAGATGTTTACATTCACAAAAGCTTCTTGGATTTGCGAGGTTCTGTTTGCAAGAATGGAGATACAAATATCTTCCTTGCCAGTTGTACCTGTTCCATAGAATGGTCTTCCTCGCTTGCAAAGGCTACCTGTTACAGCAGTCTTTAATTTCGAAGAAGAGATAATGTTGTACACATCATCCTTAATATCAATATCCGATTTCATAGCTTTATCTGATTGATTCTACTTACAGCTTTATCCACAGCGAGCTTTAGTTTACCATCAACGACGGAACGAGCCCACAACTCAGTGGATGCAAGCACATCTTTATTTTCTTTAGCTTCTACAAAGTCTGCATAGTTCATAGCCGCGACTACTACCAATGCGTAAACCTGTGAGTATTCCTTTGCTAGGTCAGCTATCATTTGTCTTCCTTCTTGTGAACCATTAGAACCATTGCCTATGGAAGCAAAGGCTGATTCTATTTGTTTCCTTCCGTAGTCAAAGATGGCGTAACCGATGGAACTTCGTAGGTTTCCTGTATGGTCTATCCAACTTTCCTCTGCCGAGCGGTCTCTTATCCTTGCATTACATTCTTCTCCTAACTTGGCATAAGCAGTGAGGATTTCTTGCTTTATTATCGCCATAGCGGACTGAAAAAAGTTATTGAGCGCAGACTGAGAGGTTGAGAGTTTTATACCCATATTTTACATTGCAGTTGGTAACGATGAAAACCGAGTACGACAAATTCCTTCACTTCGTTTCCGAAAAGTTTTACACGGATTTTGTCTCCATACTCGAAATCGCGGCATGCTCTAGGAAGGTTGTAGATGGTGTAGGAATAGTTCTTTGCAGAACCATCGGGGATAGTGATAACGTTTGCCTTGCCAGCAGGAACAATATCACACTTACAATAGTTCTCCACCCATTCTTCTGAGCCTTGAACATAGTCTCCGTTATCATCTTCATATCCATCAGTTACATGTAGGTAATCTAGGGTATGAGCAGCGAAATCCAATACAGCCATATCTTAACCTCCTATATAAACCATCGGTTGACCCAGTGCAGGGGATTCACCGATGGTTTTGTATAAAGCATTTATTCGTACTAGCAGCCTTTCCTTATCCTTGTCAGATAGTGTTCCAATGCTCTTGTCTGACTCGGATAAGCTTACAGCTTGTATGAGAGAGTACAGACAATCAGCAAGCGCACCTTTCCATTCCTTGGACTGAGCGACCTCGAATGTATATTCATCATCACCATTAAGCTGACGTTCTATCATCTTATTCTCCACGAATCCTAAAGGGATAGGGTAGTGGATTTCATCAATCAATGCTTGCTTTATTGTCTTCATATCAATTCAAATTAAACCTCTGGAGTGAGTTTAGAGAGAACTTCGGCTTCCTCCTCATCGCTGAGTGAGTTGAGAGCCTTAATCAGAGTCTCATCGGTTGAGTTAGCCTTCACATTGGCACCAGCAGCCTTCAAAGCAGCGATGAGGTCAGCCTTCTTATACTTCTTACCCTTGTAAGTTGTATACTGATCGGTAGTATCGTCAGTCTCGGCTTCCGTATCAACCTCCTCAGACTTGGTAGTGAGCATATAAATCTGATCTACGTCCTCAATTACTGGCAAGCAGATAGCCTGTCCTGCGGTAACCTCCTGCAAAGATGGCTCATTCTTGGAGTACTTAGAGATAAGCTTGTAGCTGTCAACGTTGGAATACTGAACACCTGCTACTCGGTTGGTGTCCTCTGCGAGGGTACCCCAAACGAAAGAGCCTACGTTGGTGTTACAGATGAAGATGATGTTATTCTCATTCCATGGCTTAACTGATTTTGGCTTTCCGTTCTTCTCGATAATCACGGTTCGGTTGATAACCTTGATGGCTGCACCCCACTCATCCTCGAATGCTTCCGCGAAAGCTGACTCCGATGGTGTCTTGAGCTTGGTATTTTCGGTATAAGTCTTACCCTCGTAGTCGGCAACAAGCTCTTTTGCCCATTGCTCCTTGCGGATTTTCTTAATCTGCGTCTTAGCGAGCATAACCTGTATGATGGTATTGTTATCGGCATTTGCCTTATCGAAGATTTTCTCGAAATCATCACGGGTAGTAACACCATTGGTTTCTGTTTTGAAGCAGTTTGCCTTAAAATATCCATAGTCAACACGGATAGCCTTACCCGAATTATCTGCATCTTCAACGGCAATTATACCATTAGAGAGACCTGCCAAGAAGTTCATTTCGTTACGCTCTTCGAGACCGACAGAGCAAGCGACACCATCATTCATGAGCTTGTTGATGATACGAGCTTTTGCAGTTTTAGCAGCCTGTTGTGTTGATGTAGCCTGCTCAACCAAGCCTTGCGCCTGGAATGAATTGGCTCTCGCTACAATGTTCTCATACTGAGCCTTCATGATGTTGATGTTGTTGATATCAGACTCGAAAAGAATCTTCTTCATCGCAATCTTTGGCAACTTACCATTAGAGGTTGCGATTTGACCACGTTTCTTCAAAGGAATGTCTGAATCCATCTCAACGATGTCGGCAGCTACATATGTGGTCTTAGCTGATGAACCTTCCCACTTCTGATCTGGAGAATACACATCGGTAAGCATCTCCTTGTAAAGATAGGTACACTCCTTCGGATTCTCCTTCTCCTTAACATACAAGCTAAGTTTAGGGAAGATAGCTCGGATAAACTGAATAAAAAGTGATTCGTTCATATAAACAATCTTTTAAGTTAAAAACTAGAGCACAACTTAGTCATGCTCAAAAATAAGACTTGGGAGAGCTGTCTTGATGGCGGTTCTCTGAGTTTCGTCCTTGAACTGATAAGGCATTGCCACATCATTCACGCGACCATTATCCATAATGGCAACCGCTTCACCCTTCATGCGTGAGCGAACGACAACACCAGCAAATTCTGCTTCGCTAGCCTTGTCTTTGTACTTGCCATCTTCTGTTTCAAGTGGAGAATACTCATAAACATCATTAACCTTCTTGCGGACAATGATGTGACCTGCCTGAATAACCTCATCCTTGAAGTTGGCGTAGTCGAGTGCTCTACCGCCTGTGATACCACCGAGATACTGACGGATAACCACAGCGTCCTTACCCATGTCGTAGCCTTTGGTTTTTGGCTTGTAGTCTTCTGCTACCATAATCTAATAATTTATTAGTGAAACAATAGATGATTACATCTGAGCCAGCTCCTTGACTTCATCATCAGACATTAACTTATCTTCCTCCTTTGGCTGAGGTTTGGTATCGGGAGCAGGGATTCGTCCAAGCTTTTCAAGACCCTTTTCAAGTCTTTCCTTGTTCTCTTCCTCAATATCTTCCTTCAACTCATCGAGGTAGTCCTCAAACTCCTCTTCATTCTCAAACTTCATGTGAGAGAAAGATTTAAGTCGACGCTCTCCGAACTTACCTGTGTCCTTCAGCAGTTCCCTTACCTTTGCGGTACGGCTGCTTGTGGTATTGCCAGACTTCAATGCAGTTACATCACCTTGGAGTGTAGCAACAGCCTTAGTAAGTTCCTTGATTGCGTTGAGGGTAGCGGAGTCATCATCATCGCTATCCTTCTTGCCCTTCTTGCCCTTCCGTGACGGATTTCTACGTGCTGGATCGTCATCTGGATCTGGATCGTCATCTGGATCTGGATCGTCATCATCGGGTGCAGGATGAGCGTTTTTGTACTCTGAGACTTGGCGGTCTGCTGCGGACTGAGTTAACTGGAGTAACGGCAAGACATCATCAATTGCGTCACTAATACCTTCACTAACTTCTTCGTCAGTAGCATCATCTTTGAGTTGAAGTTTGTTGGCAACATTGGCGGCAACACCCTTTAACTCCTTACGACTGAACCCCAATGCCTTAATGTCTCGATTGGTTTTCAGTGCTTCAAGAACTTTTTTGTAATACTTGTTCATTGCTTGTTGAGTTATATTTAACAAAAAATGGTCTGCGAGCGAAATGCAGGCAGACCAAACGTAGAACTCGGTGTAAGAGCAATGTTACGAAAAGTTCTGTCACGTGCATCTTCACACGCTTTTATGGGTGCAAATATACGAAATATTATTTAATCAACAAATAGTTTTTGCAAAAAAGTGAGAAATTATTTTCATTTCAATAAACAAGGGAGAACTTCACAGCCCTCCCTTGATAGATAAGATGCAATAAAAATGCACTTAAACGTGCAAAATATCTTCTGTGTTTAAGTTAGATTCTTTTGGTATGTAATTATGGGTTTGAGGTATTTTATCGGCTTGTAGCCTATAGTCTTCCTTTGTCGTGGTAAGAGTAATACTGGTCGGACTTGCTACTGATGATAACGTGGTCCATAAAATACAATCTCATTATTTCACAAGCCTTCCGTATCTTATATGTTATCTCATCGTCAGATTTTGATGGAAAGCAGTTAGGGCTTGGATGATTGTGAACCAATGCTATTATTACGGCATTGCAGGAGATAGCTTCTTTACACACAATTCTTACGTCTATAGTGGTTTCTGATATTCCACCTTGTGACAATCGAACCATTTTGATTAAATTGAAGTTGTTATCCATACAGAACAGATAAGATTCTTCTATTTCTAAATCCTTGACGTATGGTAAAATATAGTTGTAGATGTCGAGGGAACTACCCAAATCTGTAAGTTCTTGCGACTTCTCCTTCATAAATCTTCTGCCAAGTTCGAATGCAGCGAGTATAGCGGTAGCCTTCTTTTCACCTATTCCTTTGATAGATGTAAGCTCCTGCAGTGTTCTCTTGCTTGCCTTTCTCAGTGAATGACTACCATCAAAGATTTTTCTTATTGGTTCATTACCCTGTAGCATAGGGTCTATACCGATAATTGAAGCAATAAGGTTCTCGTTACTCAGATATTCTACCCCATATTCCTTTGCGTATGATGTGATAGAATCGTACTTGATAGTTCTTGCATTATCCTTCATAAGATACCTCCTCTATGTCTTTTGAATAATTGAACACAACATCAAAACTGAAACCCAATTCAGTAATGAGGTAGAAATGAATATCCTCCCAGTCCCAACTTGAAGGAATGCCTTTTATCTTTTTAGACTTTTCGGCATCCATTGCTATGATAACGTTCTCTTCCATTGCTCTATCTTATTTTTAAAAGTTCATAACTTTCGTTTCATACACTATGAATCCTATCTGATCCGCAACAATCAGTTTCAGATGATTTCCTCCTGGTCCATTTATATCACCATCATTCAATCCGATTTCCTCTAACGTTTCCTTGATGGCAGTTTGGTAATCTCCTATACCTTGAATCAATAAGCATAGGTCTGGTCTCTCATCAAGAAACTGGTGAAAACCATATAGGCTATATGAGCCTTTTTTGATGAGTGAGAAGAAATCTTTCCATTCATCACCACTAATCTGCGTGGTTACGGATTTAAGCTCTTCTATTGTTGTGCAGTTGCTTTCCATACGATTTCGTTTAGCGTGATACGATGAAGTCTTTATCAGTAAAAGTCTGATCCTTATATTTTTCGAACAACTCTCGGTCGCTGATGCAATCATTAGCACATGCTAACTCTCTGAATGAAAGTTTGTACCCAACAAACTTATCTTTCAACATTTCGATTTTGAGTTCTTCTTTCTGAAGTTCCGATAATTCATATACTGTCATATTCATTTCCTCCTATTAAACATTGCTATCCAACAATTCAAATTTAATTCCTTTATCGGTTTTCTTAGCCATCCATTTTGCTGTAATCACGCCACCATTCCATGCTTTTATGAGAGGGAGAACCTTACATTCCCCTACATTTATAATCTGTGTCATATACTCGCAAGCACCTTCAAAAGTATCGAATGCGTGAAGTAATACCGTATATCTATCTGATTCTGTGTAAACGTTCATTGCTCTTTATGTTTTAATCAAAATAAAAGTTTTTTCTAATTTTCATCTCTACCTCATCTTTCGTGTAGCTATCTTCGTTTTCTTTGATAGAAAACGTTCCATCTTCTTGTGGGAAGAAAGAATAATAATATGTGCCACAATACTCAACCCTCAATCTTGGGTATAAATCTTTATAGCCTGTTTTAATATCGAAAGTGAAATAACCATCACTTTCTTTATTTAATTTTGTGAGCTGGTCTATTAGCTCATAACATAACTCGTATGCTTTTTCGTAATCTTCAAATCGTTTCATTGCTCTTATCTTTTAAATTGTTATTTTATTTTTGATAGTGCAAAGGTAATCATTTTTTTGCAAATGACCAAATGATTTGAGCATAAAATGCTTTTTGCTAACCTTATTTAACTTGTTGATACTTAGATACTTATATCAAACTGTCGATTTTGTGTATGTTAGTCTATTTCTTAAAAGTGGTATAAGTATATGGAGATAAAAAATGAACCGCTTAGAAAGGCTTATATTGAAGTGTATAGTCTTTTTCTGAATTACTTTATATTAAATAAAAAAATGCACTCTAACCTCACGGTCGGAGTGCACTAAGAGCAATGAAACGTTAAAAGATACGTTTCGGCTGCAAAGTTACAAAACTTTTCTGTATCTTGCAAATTTATACTATACTATTTAACAATTGCAAATCATTGTCTTTATCGAAGTCGTATGGATAGAAGGTGTTGGCAAGGGCATCCATCTTGTCGGGAGAACGTTTCAGACGCTTCTTGATTTCGTCTTTTGGTTCCATGATGATTGAACCATCTGACTGAAACAGCCAATGCACTTCGCACAATTCTTGATCCAACTCATCGTCAGGTGGGAGTGCTGCAAAGAATCCATTCTTCGGGTTGAGCCAGTCACGTATGCACCAAAACAAATAAGCCCTCATGTTAGCGAAAGAGTAGCAGCCTGTCACATCGTGCTTATTTCTCACGCCTTCCGAGAACTTGCAAGAGAATGCAGTTAAATACTTTTGCTCTATGAGTCTTGAATATACTCCAGCACCTTCTCCAATGGTATCAATGAATGCTTTATTCTTGGAACTCAAACTTAGGTAGTGCGCGACTTGACCTGCGACTGCCATGTGGTCCGCATGACCACCCGAATTATGACACTTGATTTTTGAAACATAGTTTCCTTGTCGTGGAACATAGCAAGACCTATCGCGCCCCATACCTGCGACATCGACACCTAGGCGTATTGGCTTATGGGTGATAAAACCACTATCTTTAAGTTCCTTCCATCTTCTATGGGCAATCTCGCACCATTCGTATGGAATGAGGGTATCTTCGGACACCTTCGGAAACATACCGAGAACCTTAACACGAAAAAGGTCATTTGGAGTGTAATATCCACCTTCCCACACAAAATCACCACGACCTTCATCAAACTCAGACTTTCTGATCTTCTGTGCCCATGCTGAGACCTTGTCGGCTACCCATTCATAATCAACTTGTCCAGGGATAATGTTTTTCTTGCTTACTACGTTCTCTGCGTTGAGGGATGATAATCTAAACTTCTTGAATCGGGGAGACTTCATGGAGTTGGCTGCATACCCTGTAGTAACGTTTGGGTTGAATACCAATAGCAATCGAGAGTTACCTTGCAGGTTACCCTCGATTGCATTGTAGATGGTGTCCGAGATACCGGATGCTTCAGTTACGATGAACATGGTGTTTACAGCATGGAATCCCGACCATGCCTCTGTATTGTCGGCTGAAGACTTGAAACCTGTCAGATACCATTCCTCATAATCAGTTCTGATACCATCTGACAGTAAACGACCAGGCAGAAAGCCAGCCTTCTTATATAGACGTGCAACTTCTGGTATCATGATGTTTGTTACCTGTCTTCCTGTCGGTGCTGTAAGGGCAATCTTGGTGTTCTTTTCCAAACTGCCATCCTTGCCGAAACGAGGAGTGAGGTAAAGGAAACATAAAGCGGCTACGGCAGCAATAAAGTCCTTACCCCTTGCAGTTCCACTGGCTACCGTTGTCATTTTGTTCTTCTGAACAGAACGCAATATAGCCTTTTGCTCTTCGTCAAGGCTCGCCTTCAAGACTTCCTTGGCGAAGAGACACCAATCATTGCGCCATGCAATCATTTTTTTTATTGCTTTCTGTTCAGACATATTGCTAATTCAATAATATTCGTATTTTCTTGTTTCCTTTAAGTATGGCTTGATGACCATCAATAATATAAATCTCCCTATAAACAAACACTTTATTCGATTATTCTCATTTTAACCTTTCTCTCATGATTGAGCTTTGCGGCTACGAAACGATGATTTCCATCAACAATCATTATTCTTTCACTATTACCATCAGTGTATCTTAAAGCCTTGATACCGTCATAATTTCTTGATGACATGTATTTTGCAACATCTTGTTTATTCAAGAAATCTTGTGGCGTGTTAATGCTTGAATTTATGTCAACATATACATCTTCCCCAAGTTCTTTAAATGTTTTATCAATATCACCAACTTCTTGACTGAGGCTGTATTTCTTTCCATAGACCCTATGAAAAGAACCAATAACGGCTTCTTCGACTCCATAGGGTGTCTTTGAAATGAATTGATTTATGTTCCAATTAGGAAATCTTCTATCAAGCTCGCTCACCCCATCACTTGCCTTACGGCTCTTGCTTGCTTGAGAACTGTTTGTCCCTCTCGTTCCATTACTTCGTTTACCCATAATCTAACAATTTAATTACTAGCTATAATAAACTACTTTGAGAGCTTTGGAAAATCCTGCATGTTATCAAGCATATCTTCTATAGAGAAGTTCTTTACTTGAGTATCATACAAGGTCTTTTTCAGCTCTTGATATTTTGCTTTTGCATCAACATCAAGCATACCGATAGTATCTTTCATCTTTTCAAAAGCTTTCAACTTATTCTTGATGATGATGATTGGTGTTACATAAACGGCATTATTTTCCTTACACCACTGTTCAATCACGTTACCACCTCCATAAACGATGAATCTGAATCTGTTGCCATTTGCTACGAACTTGGCAATCTCGTATTCAAATTGCAGCTCATTTAATCGGTCTGTGCAACCTCTTGTGGCGAATGATGAGTAACCTTTAGGGATGCCCATCAAATTCAGCTTATAGAACTTAGGAGCCACATTTAAGTCAACGAATACACCTATCCCTTTTTCCTGCATAGCTCTCGCAAGAAAGCGTTTCTTGTAGATAGCCTGCATACCAAAAGCTATTGGAGTATCATTTGATAAGCTGAAGTTTGGCTCAATAATGCTGCCAGGGTTGTACTTTAAAATCTTCTCTGGCTTCTCATAGATTGACCGGAATCTATAATCATCAGTATAGAAGTGGAGTGTTCCCCTGCCATTCATATTCGTTGTTCTTGACTGCTCTCCAAAGCAATAGAATGGGATTTCTATGTACTGAGGTTGCACATCAGACAACAAACATGGTATCTCCAACGGATTGTCCGTTGGAAACAAACAGTCTGGTATATACAATTCTCCGTTTTCCATAATTATCCTTCTTCATCATCGGGAAGCTCCTTCATTAACTTCTCGAATGGATTTTCAACTAATCTGTTATCTACTTGCTCGACATAGCCACGCTTCTTGCCCTTGGTTTTCAGAAGAAAGATGATTGCAGTTAGATTACCTTCGTTCACCTTTTCAACCAACTTGCTTTCAGTAAAGTCAAGAATGCCTTCATCTATATCGTCCAACATCTTGGCTAACTTCTCATCCTCTTTTCTCCAGTTATATAAGGCTTGGCGTGTAATGCCCAAAGCTACTGCCGTAGCAGCCATATTGCCGCCCTTCTTTTCGTAAGCAGCGGCAATCTTTTTTAATTCTGTTCTTCTTACCTTTGCCATAATCAACCTTTCTAACTTGCAGATGCTATGACTGCTTTCAAAGCATCTATGTAAGACATATTTTCTGTTAGCAACAGACATTTTGCAAAATGGTCTGTAGGACCTAAACCTGGAAACAGGTTGCAATCTATTACAAACGGAACACCAGTTGAAGATATTCTAAAATCTATTCTGAGATAATGTTGAATACCCAACACCTTGCACACTTTTTGTGCAGTTTCTTTTATCACTTCAAGATTACAAGCACTGCATACCTCTTCCTCCTGCATCTTAGCTTCGTGAGTGAGTATATTATATGGTGTTGTCAATTCTACAAAAATAGGATATACGTCTATGTCTCCTGTTTTCTGATTGACAACGCAAGCAGCAGTGCATTCCTTTCCTGCAATAAAGTCTTCGATGATAGCAATATCACCCAAACGTTCTATCTCTTCAACTTTCTTTCTTACCTCTTGGGTACTCTTGCAGACCGAAAGGTTGTCAACCATATTAGAGTCTTCACCCATTAATGGCTTCACGAAATACATATTTTCTTCCCTTAAATCATACTTACTATATGATTTCGGAAACGAGATGCCGTGCCTGTAAAGTTCTTCTTTGAGAACTTCTTTGTTTTTTGTCAAGACGATCGTTCTATCACTTTCTGACGTATTCTTTGCTTCAAGTTTGCCTATCTTATCTAGGACAATTCTATTTCTCGTCTGTGTAATAACGATGTCCCTATCACTTATCTTTAAGTCATTAAGTGAATCCTCGTCTTGCACACTAACAAATGTAACATTGTTTGCTCCTAATGCTTCTTTGATGAAATTTTGATTGCGTTGTGTCACATACGAGTCCTTATCGCTCGCTGTCATTATTATCCAAATCATTTTCTTTTTCTCCTTCCTTTATTTCGATTAAACGTTCACTCGCTAACTCTAACAATTTGGCAAATGAGATACTTGGGGATTTTATGCCAAACTCCTTACCTATCTCTTTTTGGATTTTAAGCAGGGTTTTCTCGTTATCTTCATCGGAAGCTAAAACGAGAGCATCACTTTTGCGAGCTTGTTCACGAATGTCCCCATACAATGTTTCCAGACTAGCAAATGAGCTAGGGTAAAGGATGATTGTGAATACGAAATTCTCCTGCATGGCATATACATCTATACCCTCCGTGCTTATTGGCTTAATCTCGTCGATGTTCACATGGGCAAACTTCTTAAAGTCGATAGATTTAATTGATGCAAACAGCTTCTTTAAGATGCTAACATTAGCTTCACCATGAATGGAGTTGTGAGATAATTCAATAGCAATAGCTTCATCATTTGTAATCTCGCTCTCTTCTACATACAAGATGCCTAGCCTTTTATAGTGCAGTTTCTTGCATGCCCTCAAACGATGATTACCGCTGATCATGATATATCTACCATTATCCATCTTGATACAGGTAGGCACACTACTCAATCCAGACTTAGCAATGTTGTCTGTTAGTTGGGCGAAGTCTTCACCCGACATTTCATTTGCATTGATTTCTACCTCATCTATGAGGTTTATATCAACTTTTGCGTATTTCCATCTATCTTCATTTTCCATTCTTCAACGATTTTTGATATTTATCAATGATTTCCTTATTCGTAGGGTATATGCCAAGTATTCCTTCGTAAGCAAGATAAGATGATGTGCAGTGTTCCTTCACTTTCTTGTATACGCCACGATATTTCATGCTCACAGGCTTATGGGTATAAGCGCAGGAGATAACCTTCTCGCAAAGCTTGCGCATTCTTCTGCTCAAATATCTTTGAACGCCAACAGACTGAATGCAGTACAGTATGAGTTTACTCAATCGAGGGATTGCGTTATTCGTGCAGAAGTCCGTTAACTGAAACAAATCATACCCCTTGTGTTGAGGTAGCGTAAAACCAAACCCACCTAGGGTATATTTGTCGTATTTCACCACAAAAGCAAATTGACAGACACTACATTGGTCCACCTTCTTGATATACTTCTTTTGCAAGCAATGAAGTAAAGGTGGGTTTACTCGTTCAATCATCAGTTTGCTTGCGTCTGTAATCTCCAAATCATCGGGAGGTACAATCTCGTTGCATTCGATTCTGTATGAGGAATATGAGGTGCTTGCATTATTTTGTGCAGTTGGCTTATTGCAATAGAGGAACCTTCCTGCAGACCGTCTTTCCCCACTTGAATTATTCCACATAGCTATCTTATGCAGGTTTCTCAGATAAGGGCTGTTGCTGAAATAGTAGAAATAACTATCACTCGGAATACTTTCCACTAGGTTGTAATAGTCGTTACTTTCGACAGAAAAATCTAATTTCAAGTCGCTATTTTCTGAAATGAGTTTGAATGCCCTTTTCTGCTTCTTCTCCATTCTACCGAAATTGAAGAAGATAACCTTCTTATTCTTGATGGCTTCTTCTAGTGTTCCAACATGAAAATCACATGTAGTAAGCAATCTCATCAATCGCTCATTTGCTTCCTCAGTCTTCTCAATAGATTCCCTTGCCTTAATTTTCAATGCTTCGAAGACAGCACTATTTCTTGCCGATTCACTCATGAAATACTTTTGCAGTTTCACCGCATAAAGAGCCAAAGCAAGCTGCCTTGATGGTGTAGGATTGTTATAGTCCTCCAACCATGCAAGCTTATCCTTATATGTTAGTGATGTTTTACCATTTGCCAACATATAGAGCAGATAGCAGTAGGCATCTTGGCAGTATATAGATACTTCCACCTTATCAAGGAAGAATAGCTCATAGTAGTACATGAAGCCATTTACTATGCAGATTTCCTTGTGTCCGTTAGTTATTACAGCATCATGTAATGCTGAAACCATTTCGGAATTATAAGATAATGGAGCTGTCATAAACGTTTCAATAGCACTATATGGATTTCCTTGATATAGTAGTGGGCATAACTCGTTTGGAACATCATATTTAAGCCCTGTAACCTCGCAGAACTGCTGGTATGATGTAATTGATTGGTAATCTTCCAATTCGTGGCTTATAGCGTAATAGAATATGCGGTATGCAGAATACACACAATTCATAGCTCGATAGAAATCATCAGTAGCATGAAACGTTCTGAACTCTATCGTCTTTGTCTTGAAGTATGCTGATATATTTACCGCATGACGAATAAAGCCCTTCTTAGACTGATTGGTGAAGAGATTTTGTAATTCATCAAACGTCTGTGCATTTTTAACGCCTTCAAAGTACTTCTCTGTAGGAACAGGTTGTGCATTAAATACCAGCTCATCCCAATCAGAAATATGAGCATATTTCTTGAAATATGGATAGCAAACATAGAAAAACAAAAACACCTTCTTAATCTGATCTACAGACAAATCTCCTGCATAGATGTGCACATGGGTATCAATACTCCACTTTATCTTTCCTCCTGCAACAACCATTGATTCATATACAGAGCGGAGGTCATGTAGGTCCTTTAGACAGCAAATATGTAATGGTGGGGTATTTACCTCACCACCAAATGATTTATTTGTTGAACCATCAGTATTGTAAATTTGCTCATCTTTGCTCCATGAATAGCCTTCGGGTAGAGATACCTTAGACCTTTCAAGATTGCACATTTCTATTTCAATACCGAATGTTCTATCTTGTATATCTCTGCAACTTTTCATGCTCTTTTATTTTAATTCTACAAAAATAGAGCGGCTAGAGGGACTCGAACCTTCGACCTTCACATTGGGAATGTGACGCTCTGACCGACTGAGCTATACCCGCAAAAGAGCGGAGAGTTGGAGCCGCACCAACGACCTCAGTGATGGTATCACTGCGCTCTACTAACTGAGCTATCTCCGCTTATAATAACAATATTCTATACACGCAAAAATGCTCGTCTTTCCGAGCCGCCAACCCTAGTGGGTATTCCGATGGAAGAAGGGATGCCTAAAACAAGCTTTGCTCCGAGTAAACAGGATTCTTGGAAATTCCAAATTCCTCAACCTGTACTCCCAACTTTTCATTTAGCCATTTTGCCACTAGGTGGCGATGGCAAAAATCATCTGGCTTTTCGAAGCAACATAGAGCTACATCTTTTCCATTTGCCATTTTCTCTATTGCTGAGAGAAATGCTTTTGGGTCCCGATGAGCCAATATCTCAGAATTGAAACGTTGTACGTAATCTTCTTCCGATTTGGAGTTGTGAAGAATGTCCCATGATGGTGACACGTACTTGTTTGACAATCCTGTAAACCATTTCGGAGGGTAGAGGGCAATACCGATCATCATGATACCAGCTTTTGCTAACTTAGCTCCGTTTGAGAAGTATGATGTATAAATCTTCATTTTTTGTAACTTTTTGCAAAGATAGATAAAATTATTTAATCAACAAATAGTTTCTTGAAAAAAGTGAGAAATTATTTTCAAGCGTACATTTTCTTAAGAAACTTCTTTAGATATTCGTTATTAATATCCTTTAGTGGAGTAGGGGAGAATGAGGTATCTCGCTCTACAGTTAAGCCTAACTTTGTTGTTAGTCCCTGCAACTCGGTTAGGCTTGTGTAACCGTACTCGCCTTCACCACTTCCATTGATAGTGATTCCGTAGGCGATATTGTTCTCTAGGTCTGCTTCTAATATGAACCAAGACCATGCACCAACACAAAGGAAGAACTTTGCTTGACAGATGGCTTCTTCCTTTTTACCATCCTGTGAGTAGAGAGGATATTTTTCCAGTCTCTTCTTAATTTCTTTCGTAATCAGTTTCATTGCTCTATAATAGTTATATGTTTTTAATATTACTCACTTTAAGATATGCTTGTTTTATATCCATATCTTCTGTTATTCCATAACGCTTTAATTCTCTAACCTTCTTTTTGGGGAAGTAAAGACAGATGTTTCCTTTCCATCCATTAAAGTTACCTATGTTTTCTAATAACTCTTTCATTGCTCTTATCTTTTAAATTGTTATTTTATTTTTGATAGTGCAAAGGTAATCATTTTTTTGCAAATGACCAAACGTTTAGTGCTAAATATACTTTTTGCTAACTTAGTTTAACTTATTGATACTTAGATACTTAGTGTTTAGTATAGCTGTCGCATCTACTATCATCTGACTAGCATCAATTCCTAATGATTGATAGAAAGCACCATGTCCGCAAAGTGTTTCGTATGCAATTCTCATGATTCTACGTTCATCCCTTGTGAAATCATACTTAAAAGTAGAAAAGATGGAGAGCGCTCCTTTCAAATCTCCATCTTTTAGCTTTTGCACACCTTGTGCAGTTTTACTCATCTTCATAAGGCTCAATCTTTCTTGTTGTGAAATCGTCTGCTGTCAAGATGATTTCTGACCCATTAACCATTTCTTCGACTTTATCGCATGCGTCACTGTCATTGATAGCATCAACCTCCACTACCTTTTGCAGGTATTCGGTTACTTGCACTTTAACCTTGTGAATGGCAGCTTTCTCTAGTTCCTCTATTTGAAGATTGAACACTTCTAGGAGTTCATTGATTTCCTTTTCGATTTCCTCGAAATCAATGATGATATCCTTCAAACGTTTGGGTGCTCCATTTATACCATGACCTTCTTTGTCACACCATTTTAGGGCTTCACTATCTGGATCGAAGTTCTCGTAGTAATCATCGAGATTCTTCAAAAAATCTTTCGGGTCATTGGCAAGCATTTCGATTGACATATTGAAATCTTGACCCGCAGGAGAATAACGCTGAAAGAAGATGTAGGCAAGGTCATTGCCATTATCTGTAGCATCTACTGTCCAACCTTTAACTTGTCCTATATGGATAATCAAATCTAATAACTTCTGTTCCATTGCTCTAACTTTTAAATGTCGTTATAATGAAGACCTTCACCCTTCACTAGTTCGTGGTCTTCGTTTTCAACTAATTCTGATAGGGATAACCAGCATCCACGATAAAGAGCCTTCTTTAGCTCTTGATAACGTCTTTCTGCAACTTCCTTATCGGTGATGAGGGATTTTTTAAGTTGGTCCTCTGTGTAGAGATACCATATCAATTTGTATATCTTCATAATCGTATATTTTATGGTTCTACTATATATTCGTTAAGGGTATGCTGTTCTAGCATAAACTCGTAACCTACATTGTTTAGCTGACTTTGCTTTTGATACCCGAGTTCATTAATTTGAGTATCTGTAGCATTAAACTTCCTTGCCGCTTTCATGCAATTTGGAAGGTTGCCGATAAATAGCAATTCCTTGCTGTCTGTTGATAGGTGCTCATCTGTTCTGTATAAGAAATAAACCTGCAATTTCATATCGTTTCGTATTTACATGTATAAATCCGCGTATCTCTTATTTACTTTACCAATAAGTCGCATGGCTTTTCTTAGCAATTTGACCTCTTTTTCTGATAGAAGGCTTTTAGGTGATGTTACAAAACTACCTAAAAGTTGCTCTAATTCTATTCTGTCTTTATAACTCATCCTATTCCTTTCTTTGAAATCTATAATTTGGGCATTCCCTTTTATTAGCTATCACAAGCAGGACAGGGAATAACATACCATGCTTGCAACCATTACCATATTCGTTGGCTGCTTCGCAAGTTTCACAGCCATAATAGGTGTTGATGTTGAATGCGCTCATAACTAAATCTCTATTGCCACTTCAATTCCTTTCTTTGGATTCTTGGTAGCTCTGTCTAGGCAAACCTTTCCATTGAACACACCCTTGACGATAGCATAGAACTCGGTGGTCTTCTCGCCATCTTTTTGTGCAGTTGGTATTTTGCCAACCCTTTCACAGACTATTCCGTTTTTAGTAAGGATGGTGTTTGTGACCATTTCTCCGTAGTAAGACTGCTCTGTGCGCTGTTGAATGACTTTACCGACTACCTTGACTTGCATACCTTTCTTGATGGCATCAATACCACCTTTCAAGCTATCCTCGTAGTTCTTCACCAGGAAGAAAGCATAAACGAACTGCTCCGAGAATGTGTAGTAGTCATTTGCTACTTTCTGCATTTCAACCTCGAATTGTGATTTAGGCTCTTTAGATAGCGCAAAATCGCAGACCTTTGTAATGTATGAGGTGTCAACCGTAAACTTCTTAGAATCTCTTATTTCCTCTAATTTGGCGATTGTTTCTGATGGGTAATAGCGACCATTTGCGTAATAGCCTTTCTTGTAAACGGGGCACTCGTCATACTGAGCCTTGCACATGGCGATCATGTCATTCTTCAAGATGGCATCCGTATATCTACTATCCTTAGGACCACCCCAAATTGGGATAAGGTCTCCATAGTCATCATCGGTGGCATATCTGATGGTGTGGTCGTATGTCTCATAAAGTTTGCGTGTAAAGTCTGAGAGGAAGTCAATGTACTTCAATCCGAACTTTTTTATGCACTCGCAACCTACTTGCAGTTCATCGCCAGTTTGTGTATTCTCGATAACGTATGCGTTGTTACACCAATGTCCACATAGGTCGCATTTGCCGTAATCAGCTCCATGCTCCTTAATCTTGAATACCAACTCCTTGGTTGTATCAGCAGGAGTAAAGGCTCCATTCTTATATGTGGCCAGCAATCTCCAATTACTTTCGTCTGGCATATTGATGGTGAGGTCACAGATGTCATGCCAATACTTACCAATGATGGTTTGACAATCTTCTACTACCGCATGACGGAATAACTTTTTTCGTGGGTTACTAATGGAGTAGTCGAAACCTTCTACATTGCGCTTTGTCTTCTCAGCGAACTTCTTGAATGCGTCAACTGACTCTGATGGAATAAACGTTTTAATCGTATTCATTGCTCTTATCATATAGAGGTAGGGTGGTTAGCCCTACCGTTACCTTCTTATGCGACTTTCAAATATTTGCGTAAATCAACCAATACTGATGCTACGCTTACAAAGTATGGAATGCCATTTCTTTCTTGCTGCATGTGGATTCCGATGCTTTCTAGTACAGCTTTTTCACTTTTGCTGTAGAAGTTATCGGCTAGCATACCAAACTCGTTTTTGCCGTATGGCTTGTTCAATATGTTGAATAGCTGTTCCTTCTTCATTTGCTCCTTCAACTTGGTTGCTCGCTCTTCTCTAGCTCTTGCAACTCTTTTGAAGTTCATCTTCTCCCAAAGAATACAGAAAGCATCCTTATCTAGGTCACTTGCCATATATACATTCTCGATGGAAGCGTATTCGGTAGCATTGACCGACATTCCTACTCGCTGCTCAAATTCTTGCTGTGTCATGATTACTTGTATAAATATGGAGATGTTTCTCTTCTACATTACTCGAACGATATAAGGAAAATTGTAACCTCTTCTTCCATGAGTAAACCCATTATTTTTATTAAATCGGCAATCGCCAACAATAATGAGAGTCTTGGTTACTTTGCTGACCGTTTCTACACGTTCTTCAAATACATAGTGAACAATAATCTTGTCTCCAACCTTAATATTTTCTAATTGTTTCATTGCTCTTATCTCCTATTCTTTTAATTGTTATTATTTATTTTTGATAGTGCAAAGATAGTCATTTTTTGTGAATTGACCAAATAATAACCGCTTTATTTTCAAGTACTTACAATAGTTTAACCTTTAAACTTCTTTATAGTCTGTTTGCTAACTTTTGCTAACTTTTTAATCGGACGTATTGTAGTTTGGGAAACTTTTACTATCTTTGCAGCATGAATATACAAGAATATCTAGAACAATGCTCTGTTAAGTCCGTGGACGAGCTTACAGACGAACAGGTTGTGAACTACTATAGCAAAGGAAATGCAGGTGTAGCTCAAATGTGCGCAGTAGAATTAGCTCTACAAAACTATCCTATTAGCGGCTTTACGAGAGAAGAAATAATGCTCTCTATTCGCAAGGCAATGAAAACTAAAACAAAGTTTGGTCTGACCTATATTACCAATGAATCAGCCGTAGGTCCTACCGAAAGAAAATCAAGATGGGTGGTAGAACCATAGACTACCACCTATCTTTTTGTCGGTTTGTTTAGCTTATAATACTTCTCATAGAGAGCCATAGCTTCATTATAAAGCCTTGGCAAAACCTTTTTGAAGTATTTATTGTTAGACCAATAATTTTCGCTTAAATGGGCTATAATATCAGCTAAACAATTATGCGAACTCGATGCGAAGTAATCTACTTCGTGTCCTAACATTCCCTGTATCCAGTTGTGGTCTTTGTCGATAGCTTGCAAAGTATCAGAGATTTTGCCAAATTGTTCCATTACATCATACGTTTTGTCTTTTACGAGTTTGAGCTCTTCAAATAGTCTATCAGCGATTTTCCATTGCGAAACACCTTCTCCATCTACGTATCTATATTCGGGCTTGTTGTAGTCAGCAAAAAACCTTTTATAAAGATTTTTGAAGTCTGCATTTTCTTCCCAATTACCTTGTAATGCGGCTTTAGCGTGTCCGTATTCGTGATATTGGAGACCCTTGCGATACCATTCTGAATTTAAGATTCTTTCCTTCAGACCATCGAAGTCTATTCGCACATGATTGTATTTGCTCCAAAAGTATGCTTTGTCGCCGCTGAGGGTGATACAAGGAACAAACTTGTCAAAGCTATCGTAGAACTCTTTCTTTCCGAGCCATTTGGTTGGACTTAACCCAATACCTCTAAAGCCTTCCACGATGGTATGAGGTGTATTGAAGGATAGCTTATCTAAGCCATACGCAATCAAATCTTGATCTGAAGACAGCTTGTAGATGTTGTACGCACCCTCTATCTCACGATAAACCCTTTCATAACCTCGGACATCAATCCTTGCAGTTTCTATGGTCTTGATATAATCATTGAAGCGAGGAATCCATCTTGTAGGAATGATACTCAAATCTGCTGTTCTCAATTCGTTCAGATGGGTAGCAGCTTCCATGACCTCCTTCAAGCCGTTATGATACTCGTCAAGAAACACCTCATAAGCCTTGCCCCAGCCTTCTGATTTGTAAGCCGACATAACTCTTATCCAAGAATTGACGTTATCAATGTTTGGTCCATAGAGATTTTGCATGAGCTTCTTTCCTGCCATAACTGCTTCCTGGTCGTCTAATGCAGTCTCCAATTCCCAATCATCGAAATCATCTATCAGCTTCTTAGGTTTCAACGGAATAGAGCGAAGGTCTTGCAGTTCCTTTCTAGCTTCTTCATAGGTAGCCTTCAACTTAGGTTGAATCTTGCTCACTGGATCGAATTGTGTAGGAGTGATATTCGCAAACTTCTTAGTTACTCCATCCCTCCAATCACCGAAATCATAGCTATAATCGAACTTAGCTAGATAACTTTTCTTTGTCCTGCCGAAAGACTCTACAGCTTGACGAACCTTGTCATCATACTTATCGAACATATCTGACAAAACAGAACGTTCACTATCAGTCATCATTCCAAAACTCTCTTTAAATTGATGTGTAGTGAGGAATTTTTCAAAGCTTGATATATCAACATCATAGGCTTTAGCATTTCGCCTTAATGTTGCTATGTCAGAATTATCTACATCTATGTTGTATTTCAATAAGTCTCTGTTCTTCCAAGCAAGCTTTATGGCTTTTTCGTCTCTGTCAGCATGGCGGTACTCAGCCGCGTCCTCAACGGACAGGTGCCAATACTTTCTGTTATCCTTCAAGAAGTATGGAAGGGTTTCAGCTTGCCCGATTCGGCTGCGGTTATTGCGTACCCAGTCATTAAAGTTCTTTGGAGTGCGAGAAATCATAGCTGACTTCTGAATGGAAGGAGAACCATAGTACTCTTCATCGCTCATCACAATAGGTACAACATAGCACATGCAGTTAGGATGCCAACCTAGAAAGACAAAGTCTTTTGGGTATATTCCCAATAAATCATCACAGATGTCGGGTGCAGGGTGGCGTTTACTCAACTTAATCTCGTAGCCCAAGATGAAGTCAAATTGTTGCCAACGTGTCTGTTCTGCCTTTCGGTAAGCCATGTTTATCTCGGTTCTTGCCAAACGTATAGAAGCGTATTGGCAATTCGCGCATGTAGCGGCTTTTCCGAACTTTTCTGTATAATCAGCCTTTAATGAAGGGTAGTCTATCAGATACTTACTGATTTGCTTGCTGAGAACAACCGCAGACTGCCCTCTTTCTATTGCAGTTGATATGATATGCTCCAGCTCCTTTTTCAAGGCTTGTGACTGATACCATACTTTCTGCGAAACAGACAACCCCTTATCAACCCTATTCTGAAAAGCCTTCAAAGCATCTGAATTAGGTTGGAAATACCTGTTGTACTTATCTCCGCCCTTCTCAAAATCATAAGCACGAAGTACCTTTCTTGCAAGTAGGTCCTGCATGATGTTACTTTCTTTCCACTCATTTGTGGTACCTGCATAGATGAGGTTATTCATCTGTGCAGCATAACTAGTCATGATGCCATTGATGGTTTGTTTTAGTTCTGGATAGTCCCCAAACAAGAACTCCGCAGAACCATCATAACCGACACCATCTATAGCAGTAGCAACTTGGCTAGCGATTCTATCATAAATGCTCTGAACTTGTGCCACGTAGTTAACTAAGCGTCTGTTCAGAGCATCGTATGCTTTCTTTTGATTGGGGATATTTAGTCTCATTTATTTCGGCTTATAATGTTCGTTTACACATTCCCTTTGATAGAGGATAGCAAACTCCTCATAAGGGCAAGTGCCCAACGTTGGCTCTCCCGTAACACTAAGATTACGTGGATTGGAAACGTGGGCACATAATTTGCAGAACTGAGGTTCTTTTGGAATAGGCTTAACCTTCTTCTTTGGAGACATAGCAATTAACCTTTACCTCTACAATCGTATTGCCATCCTTCTGATATACTCTCTGCTTCATGAACTTGGATTCGATAGTATTGAGTACATCTTTCTTTGCCTGTGCGAGAGTTTCCTTTGTTATCTCACGCAAAGCTTCTCTCATGGACTTGACATGATGGTCTCGCTTGTAGTGGCGAATGTAATTCTTGTCGATACTATAAGCCTTGGCACATAACCTTTGGTCTAGAATTTCTTTCTGTTCGAAGACAGTTACACTGATAGGGTAGAGTCTTCTAGCTAACTTGAATAGCCAAATTGCGATTTTTTTCTTCATAACTTGTGCAGTTTATTGCGTTTATATTGTTTGTTCACCCATAGCAAAAGCAGACTGCTGTACTGCTGCCGCATTAAGTTCATCCTGTCGAATATCCTCCATTGTCTGCTTAGGGTCTTGCGACTGCCCAAGCTTAACGATGGACTCAAGCTGACTTTCTACCGGCTTACCACCATTAGCCTTTTGTCTGATGGTGATGTCGTAGCTCTCATCCTTTGGTATGTAAGGAGTGATGATGTGGTCGCAGGTGACGTTATCTATCTCCTTTTCCCATTTTGGATTCATTACCTTCAAGAATGCCTTGATTACATTGAACTCTCTTTCAAAGAACTCCTTGAAAGCGCCCGATTCCATGCGAACTTTCAGATGTGCATCTGTGAGCAACGTCTGTCTTGCATCGTAGCCGATATTACCAAGGGATTTCATATTCTCAAAGCTAATATCTGGCATTTGAGAAAGCATCCAGTACAATCCGAGGAGGGTTTTATTCTGACCGCTAACCGCTTCTTGCGATTGGTTCCATGATACGTATGAAATATCGCCATCATTCTCGACTCTCCATATACGCAAACTTTCTCCCTTTTTCTCCTTTCCGACTATGCCACCCTTGACTTTTGCGATTGGTGCAGCGTTATATGCAATCACATTGCTATTGCGGCTGATATTGTACTCAAACTCGCTTCGGATATTATCAAGCCCCTCGTAGATGGCGTGAGGTCGAGACAGGTATGCTCCAGGAATCTTATGGATGATGATTTCCTCACCACTCTCAGTGTTCCCGTCCTCATCAACTTGTGCAGTTACTTCCTCCCACATTTCACTAAGGTTACTTTTCTTCCAAATGAAATGATAGTTTTCTGTAAAGGTTTCGAAGAATGTTACCGTCTCTTTATCGGAAACGGTCTTATCATACTCAAACGACATAGCTTGCATATCATCATACTCATCAATGATAGGGTACAATCTTACTCCATCCATAGGGGAGAAGGTTTTGCACTTCAACTTGTAGTTTGATTCAAAACCATATAGAGAGTTATGCTTCTTAACAGAATACCAGATGGTGAAGATTTCACAGCTTGCGAAATAGGCTAGTCCACGTTTGTAGTTCATGTTGTCAATATGAGCACAATCGTAGATTTTTTCTAATGCCTTTTGGATTTCCCTCTGAATATCATTTTCTGGAGTGTTGTACTTTCTCTTAACTGGTATAGAGAATGTAAATTCTGTTATTCTGTTTGTGAGCAGCTTTTCAAGGGCAACCGCTATACGGGATGATTTTTCACCATTGTCTTTATCACGAAGGCTTATGGTATCTGTCATTACCTTATGGCTTGCTGGCTCATATAAACTCAAAAGATAACTCCACAAAGGGACCATTACAGTCCTTCTGCGTAGCTCTTCTATCTTTTGGCTGATAGTATCAGTTTTCTTGAATATTTCTTCGATGTTCATATCTTTACTACTTTTGGTGCAAAGATACTAAAAATATTTAATCAACAAATAGGTTTAACCAAGAAATTGCATATTTATTTTCGCTTATAGAGCTTTTTATGTTTTTGAGGATAATGAATAAAGGCGATACAAGCAAATCCGCTTATACCGCCTTAGATAGAGCAATAAAATATCTTATGCAGGCATTAGTAATTGTGCCTTTTCTTTGTTCACGATTTCTAATACCATTTTAGCTGCCTTGTTTACGTCTGTCAAAACAGAAACAATGAACTTTGGTTGCTTTTTAAGCTTGCTGATCCAACCATCTAGGTAAGCAGCGTTATTATCTAAAATGCGACTGCTAAAGCCTAGAACATTTCCGATAAGAGCTGCTCCAAGCTCCGCAACCAACTCTTCTCTTGCATAGTCCTTTTCTCCTTTCTCATTCTCAAACCCTCTATTCAATCTAGACTTGTGCCCTGTTGAGTGAACCATTTCATGTAGAAGGGTTGAGTAGTACTCCTGTCCATCCTCGAATATCTCCTGCTCTGTATTGCCCTTCTTGAACTGACTTTTAAGTGGTGTTGTAATATCATCTACACCAACTCTGTAGAAAGCTCCACTTGAATACTTGTCGTAGCGGATAGGGCAGAGCCACTTCTGATAAAGAAGCATATCATCAATTTTCTCGTTGACGTACATACCTGCCGTGTCTGTCGGTAACTCATTCTTATCTTTGAGACTGAACTTCTCCTTCAACTTCTGCATCGTCTTAGGTGCTATCTCTTCGAGGTTGGTTTGACTGAGGTTGAACACATTGTAGCTCTTCAAGAAAGGCTGTACTTTGCAGTCTAGTTGGGCTGATCGAGTCATTCCGTTGTAGCTGTCTTCTGTTATTTTGTTTCCATTCTTGTCTTTGTACTGGATGGACCAAAACAGAACAGGGAAGCTTTTCTCTCCTTTGTTCACACTAGCTCCTAATGCCTTTATCTGATTGAAGGTAGCAAAGATAGGATATTTGAATCTTTCTTCGTCCATCATGCAGAGGAACAGGAAGAATGAGTTCATTCCATTATATTCACGCCCTCCAAGGTTCACAGGGTTCCCACCATAAGATGTAGTAAACCAACCCATCTTCCAATCTCCTGCCTTCATCTTTTGCATTCGTGAAATCATCATTTCAGCGAAATGCTCTAAAACGTTGTCTGTCTTCATTGCTCTTACTTTTTATATGCAGTTATTATAACTTCTTACCATACATTCTTGCTACCTCATCGTAGATATATGCTCCGCTTGTATGAGGACTGCCAAACAATCCAAGAATACGGTTATCTACAGTGATGCTGTTTGTCTTGACGACAACTCCGTTTTTGATGTGGTCGCAATAAACTTCATTGCCGATATGGTAAAGCTCCATCTTGCGATTATAGCAATCTGTTCCAATATACTCCTTACTCATGGCGACCTCCTTTCTTTTGAAGTTGCACCCATGCGTGATACATTTTATTGAAGTTATCTAACTTCTGAAGGATTTCATCCTTGCTTAAAAAATGGTTTATCATGTCTGAATAAAAAATACCAGAATTATTATCCAACAAAGTGATGTCGATGAATCTTTGGTTAATACTTACTAATATGGTATTGTTATGTATTCTGTTAACCTTTATCAGTACAGCTTTAACAGCTTTCTTAAAGTGAATGTTTGTTCTGTCTAACATTTCATTGCTCTTATTGTGACTAGTTGGTTGGACCAGTCGTTACCTTTTTATTTACTTAATATCTAAGAATTTAGAAACCTTACTAACAATCCCCTTTGCTGTTGAACATGTTGAAGCGGTTTCAACTGCCACACTCTTGCCATCCTCCCAATAGGTAATCTGGATTCTCAACTTGTTACCATGGAAGTAGTTAGTTACATGCGCTCTAAGATTGCCATTACGAATGTCACCTTCGAAATAGTTATAAGCTCCATCAAAATCACTTGTAACTGCTGCTACAACCTCAGCTTTGTTTGATACGTTTATTGTCTGTTTCATTGCTCTTATCTTTTAAATTGTTATTTTATTTTTGATAGTGCAAAGGTAGTCATTTTTTAGCTTTTGACCAAATTTTAACCGCATTATTTTTCTTGCTTAACTTTATATAACTTATTGATTACTAGTGTGTTAAATAAAGTCTATTTTCCTCTATGTAGGGATTTCTCTGAAAAATGATATAAGGATATGGGGAAGAAAATAGAACAGCTTAGAAAGGCTTATGTGAGTTTTTTGCCATTTCTTTAACTTAACTAATGTTACCGAAAATCACAGGAAGCTAATTTGACAAAAGATAGTCAAAAATACCTTTTAACATGGTGTTACGGAGTGTTAATTAGGTGGTTTGTCACCTTTTCTTGTTAGCAATTTCCTTAATTCTCGCACCTCATTCCTCAAATCAGCGTTTTCTTTTCTGAGTTGCGAAATGAGGTGATTATATGATAGTTCTGTTGTCTTATCCATATCACTTGAACTTGATGATGAAAAATTCATGATCCAACCACTTGCCTGGGCAAAGACCTTCCTTCGGCTTACCGATGGTGATACTATCAATCTCCTTTTCTACCTTTGGGCTATCGTCATAGTAGCCGTTTTTGAAGAGAACGTGGGTGAATGGTACGAACTTCATTGTACCATTATTCAGTTTCTCCTTGATAGTATTGGTGTCTATAAGCATCTCAAATGTCTTACCGATATGAAGCTTATCGTACTTATCGAAATCTTTGAATTTCTCATCCTTGATAAGGAGAAGGCGACTCATCCAAAAATCTTTAATTACCCGATACTCTTCATTCTTTTCACCCGACACTATCATATCGAACCATTCTTTGCTGACTGCGAGGGTAAGAACCTTCTTCTTTGCTTCTAATAAATACTTATCCATTACTTTAGTTAATCTTTCCATAAGCTAACTTATTTTCCCTCTGTTGCTACTACAAAGAAATCGTCACCAATGTCTTTTCTTCTATTCAACTCTTTGCAAAGTACAGATGTATCAGCAAGGTTGATATGCTGGTTTACATACTTCTCCTTATCTGTGAAGGTAAGGAGTGTTTCATCTAGGTTATTTACTTCCTCTATATTCTCCACACTTTCCGAAAGAGATTTGATTTCTCCATGGATAAAGTCATACACATTTTTGTCGATAACTTTCTGTCTTGTCAGAGTTTCGACTGCTGTTTGAATCTTTAAGATTGATTTTTGCATTTCTTGTTTCATGATCATATTTTTTTTAGTTTATTTGAACTACCTAATATATCTCTAATATCGAAAGGATTTTTACCAGCCAACCTAGCAAGGCAATTCATTAGCTTACGAGAATATCTTGCAGTAATCTTTTCTGCCTTTACGATACGATGGTCAACTCTGCCATGACAACCACCTTTAGTGGCATAATACAAAGCCCATCTAGGCTCCCAGTATTGCTTTATCTTTGACAGCTCTTTAGAAATGTCCAAGCCTTCCAAGCGCATCAAGTCATATAAAAAAGTGCCAGAGTGATACTTCATAATTTTCTTTGCCAACCTAACTTTCATATACTACTTCTTTTTATGACAAGGGCAGCTCTCGGCGTGGATAATAACATAAGCTCCATGTTCCCTGCCCACAAACAAGTAGTCATGCCCTTTCTTGGTGAATATTTTTATATTAAACTCTTCTTTTTCGTGTGGAGTTCCTAAGCTGAAAGAAACTCTAAAACCAATTACACCTATTAAGAAAATCAAAATGAGCAAAACGGCTGATTTGATTAAATCTAATATCTTATTCTTCATACGCTACTTATCGAATTTGTTGCCGACAACTACCATATCTTCAGAATGGTAGTGAACTAAGAAATCTTGACCAAAGCAGAAAGCAGCAGCTTTACTATCCCAATTAATATCACCTCTTCTTTCCGCATTGTTATCTTTGTGCATAACTATATACCCCTCATAGATAGGTGTTCCATTCTTGTCTTTCAGTCCTGTGAACATACAGACTGTTGAAGGGTCAATTTGAGTCCAATACCAAGAATGTTCTTCTTTTTTAGCAATAAGAATACATAGGTTGTAATCCATGTCTCTTTGAAGAAAACCTTCTTTCCATTTTCCTGTTCCAAGTTCTTTAGCCTTAAACTTTATATTTTCTGTTTTCATAAGCTACTTCTTTTTCCAATATTTACCAATTAAATAACCGATAACTCCACCCATAAAAGCTACATATAGAACAGCTAGGGTAAGCACAATATAAAATCCAAACATAACTATTCAAGTTTTACACCGAAGGGAGTTCCGTCGGCAAAGGTGAACCATTCAAAAGCCATTTCAAAATCAAGACGCTCAACATCTGTTTCGATTCCGTCTGTCTTTATTCTTTGAATAATGAGGTAAACGTCCTTACTGCTTTCTATGACCTTGTATTTAATGAACGGCTCATGTTTTCTTATTTCTTGCCAGCATTCTTCTTCGGTGTTGAATGGTCGGAACTTTGCTTCGCTTTGTTGTTTGATTCGATACTCGATATTGTTCCAATACTCAAGCTCTTTCATTTCCGTCCATTCATTCATATCTTGCCAGCTTTTGCTTAATGCACTTGGTTTGGTTCTACACTCAATTACCCTTCCTTCTGCGTAGGCTTGTAGGATAGGATAAAATTCTTTAGCTTGATTTCTGTTCATGATCAATCCTCCAACTTTTTTATTAGTAAATTACTTTTCTTATTAAATGGTTTATAACCACTACGGAGATACCAATCTAGGACAAATCTATCAGATTCATCTTTATTAAATTCTAGTCCGATGGTCTTCACTCCATTCAACTTAGCTTGCTGTTCTGCTAGTTGTAATAGGCGTTGTGCAACACCATTTCTTCTATGATTATTATCTACAAAGAGTGCATATATTAGAGCATCAGCTTTGCCGAAAATATTACTAACATAAAACGGAATGCCTATTTGAACTGAGCCAAGATTTTCTTCATCAGTTATTAAAATTCTGATTTCGTCCTTCCATGTCTGCTTTTGTATCATACTCAGTCCTCCAACTCTTTAAGTGCTCCTTCCAAGTAACCAACAATCATTTTTTCTTCAAATTTTGAATAATAGTTACCATTCATATAACGAATAGTCTTTTCAATAGCTGATTTTATTTTTTCTTTGTTCATTGCTTATTCTCCTTTTAAAATTTCTATTAATGCTTTTAATTTCTCTGCATCTTTTAATCTCCTAAGCAAAGGAAATTCTTCAGAACAATCATGTGGACCACCTGGACCTAATCCTAATCTAACATTACAACTACCATCTTTAATATAGTTATTTCTACTAGCATACCAAGAATTATCGGTATCATAAAAATCTACTTTAATATAAAGAACCCTATTAAATTTATGTTCTTTCTCGTTATATGTATTATCAGATAACCATAAATCCCAAAATTCTCTAGAATTAAGGGCTGGATGCCTTTCAAATCCAAGTTCTTTTAATATCTTCTCCGTTATCATATTACTTACATTTATATTAATCTTCTACAATAAACCCATTTTCAGTGCAAGTGTCAATAGCTCTAATTGCTATCCAAATCGCTTGCTTCTGTTCATCGTCTGTAAGATTGCTTCTAATCTCACACAACTTTCTTTTTGCTTCTGCTGCTTTCATATTCTCTTCTTTTTACCACCTGCGAATGCTTGTATCATGTTTATCGCAGATTTAATATCTCTGTATCTGACACCACAAACTGTTGCCACATCTTTAATAGCCTCATCCATTTTGAATTGCCTTGCCAAAAACTGATTATTCTTTATCAAGTTGACGATTTCTTCTTTCGTATGAATGCCTTTCCAAAATAGTTCGGTATGTGAGCCTCCTCTTTCATCATCTACAGAGAACGGAACACCATAATTTGTATAAACCTCTCCGTGATGCTTGATGAGATGGCGACCAGGATTCTTTCGGATATTATTTATCCAAGTTTCATTATCGCATTCGCACCATATCTCATACTCTGCCCCTGTCAGCGTTTTGTCAATGCCCATAGGATAATGACCAGAACACCCATTTGTTCCAAAGTAAATAATCTCTGCCATATTCTCTTCTTTTTACCCTCTCCTGTAAAAGGGAGAGGGTGGTTAGTTACTAAAGCTCATCAAACTCTTTCTGAAATCTCTGTTTTGTTTCATTCAGAAGCTGCTTGAATTTAGTATCAAATTCCATATCAAGCAGTGATAATTTCCGAATAGCATCTGCAAGTTCACCACTGCTTACTTTTGGAGACATACTTAAGAGTACATCTACTTTAGGAATTAAACTCTTTGCTAAGATATTTCCTCTTTCTAATTTTTCTGTATTCATATTACTATCTATTTATTTCCATTACAGGATGGTTATTACTCTACTACTTTCTCTAGGGAAAAATAATCAATTCCCCAAGATTCGTTTACGTCTTTGTAAGGTTCTCCGTTTTTCTTTATTTTTCGGATAAGAAAATGAACATTGATTTTATTCTTGCCGAGAGACATAGCACCTTTTAGACGTTCTATGAAAAAGATATTGCCATTTTTATCTTTTACCTTGTCACCTTTCTGAAAAGGTAACAAACTAAGAAAGTCGTTCATTATATCATTCTTCTTTATGCGAAGCTCTAATATTTGCGAATCCAATTTCTTTAAACGACCTTCTACATTCTGTAATTCGTTGTATAATTCTATTTCTGTCATATTTTTAAATTTATGCCCGAAGGCGATTAATACTTGGTAATTTCAAATTGGTCGTAAAGCGGTGATTTCTTAACATGAGGTATAGAACCCAATCCGTTGTTACCTGTTACTATCACTATCTCCATATCACCTTCATTATCACAAAGGTCTTGGAGTTGTTGAATAAATTCACTTATAAGCATTCTATCATATTTTTATGCCCGAAGGCAATTAATAATTGCGTATTATCTCAACTTTCCACTCCTTAGAAGAGAACTTCTTTTTGAGGTTTTTAATTAAACTCTCGATCTCTTGAAGAGATTCAAAGGCATTAACTAAATCCCCTACTTGATACCAATAGCCCCATCTGTCTGGTTGCTTATCTATCTCCTTTTGAGTGAGTGGTCTAACAAACTCCCCTTTGATGGTTTGATATTCATTTGGAATTTCAATTCCACCCAAATATCCACTTACCGAGCTGTTACCACACACATTGCTTACTTTAATATACAATTTTGCGTAATAATGTATTGCTCCACCACAAAGACCACAAAAAGAACTAATTTCGATATTCATGAGTCTTTTTTTGTCTTTAGTATAGCTACCCATAGTTGTATATGTTTTATCAGAAAGATCAAACTGAAATCCTTCTCCAATATTCTGAGGAATAACCCCAGTTATCTTAGATATATCATATCCATTTTCTATTCGTAAATAGCTGTTTGTATTCATACGCTTTGCTTCTTGTGCCCGAAGGCGTTAATCACCATATTTATATAATTCTTCTCCACCACTTGAATCATACCCACAACAAGGACATACCCATCCGTCAATTATAACGGACTTTTTACACTTAGGGCATAAGCCTCTGACTTTATTAAAGCTTTCTAAAGCATATTGACAAGCTTTCAAATACTCTAATTCATCTTCGTCAGCTTGATTATCAATAAGTGCCTTATACTCACCCTTATCTAAAACTACAACTTCTAATGCCATACTACACCTCCATTTCTGAATTAAGTCCTAAACCGAAGAGAATGTGTTGTAAATCTGATACTGAATGCATATATCTACGTATAAGATTGTCTCCAATATAAACATACCATGAGTGATTATCTAATTCCAACAAACTCAACTTCAAACATTCTTTTTCGATAAACCAATGATACATGCGATAAAGCATCCATCCATTCTTCTCTAGAATCTCTGAAGTAAGACGTGCTGGCTTCATCTCTTCAATATCTACAAGATCATATACTAACCCTTCTTTAGGGCAAGACAAGTCAAAGTGACTTCCGTCTCTAGGCTCTTTAACAACCATGATTTTGTTGTGATACATAACAACATCACCAACTATATATTTCTGTTCCATTCGCTTTAATCTTTGCTATTAATTAAATCCTCATACTCTCCTATTGTGATTTCTTCGAAGTCTAGATTTTGCTTTTCAGCTCGGATGCTATCATCGAAGAACGCAAAAAAGCGGTCTTTGCAGCGGAAAAGCTGAGTGATGGAGAAAGAGCCAGTTTGATGAGGAAGCTCTATGCCCAGCTCCTTCAATATCTTGAAATGGTTGGTAACAGCTTTGTAGGAGGCAAGTACGGAGGCGATAGCCTTGCCCTGCTTGTATCGCTTATTTGGCGCAATAGCTACATAGTAACCATCCTCCAATTTTACACCGTCTATCTTCTTCCATACCTTCTTATCTAGCGTATCGTAAAGCTCAGAAAGAAACCATATAGCGGTAATCTCGTACTCTCTTGTGAGAGCTCTGTTAGGCTGATAGCCTTGATACTTCTCGAACTTGAAGCCAACGGCTTCTTCCACTCTTTTCATGTAGGCTTGATACTCTTTTTCTTCAGCATCGAGAATACCCTTAATATATTTATAAGCCTTTGTTCTTTTTTTTGCTTCGTACAACATACGCTTTACTTTTTATTATCCATCATAAGAGCCATATCATGTACTTTGTGACACATTTGACAAACATCTTCAAGACTCCTTGTGTCCCAATTATAGTACATTCTTCCGTGGTCTTCGGTTATTACCACAACCTGCTTATCACGGATGATTCGCCATATCATTTTCAACTTCTGTTTCATACGCTTTACTCCTTAACTTCTTTAAAGATTATATTTCTTCCATCAGAACGTTCAAAACCACCACATAATAAATGTGGGCACAAACAGTTATTTTCACGGAAATAACAACCATTACAACGTTTACTTTGACTTTGGGAAATTTGCACTACTTGAAGTACAATTTTATCGCCTAATTTATATTCTTTCATAATCAAAATGCAATTCTAAAATCCTTGCCTTTCAAAGTAGGTCTCTTTTTAAGGACGAACTTCTCTAATTCTTCAATGTCTATCGGGAAGAGCGCACAATATTTATACTTTAATGTGCAGATGAATCTTCCGTTGAGCATTATATCAAATACAAATGTTTTCATTGCTCACTTCCTTCCTGCTTTGGCAGTATATCAGATAAATAAGCCCACTTGATGATTTGGCATCTGCTAATCGAATGTCTCCAAGATTCCTTATTCCAAAGAATGGATTCTTTAAATTGTAGATAAGCATCGTTATCAAAACCAAGGGTAATAATATCGCTCTTGCTCTTATCTGGCTCTTCTTGCATAGGATGCCATAAGTCCTTCAAGAACTCTTCTTGTATCCATTTGGCACAATCAATAAAACCATCTTTATAGCAAGCTTGAAAATAATCAGAAATATATGATTTTTCGAGAGTGTAAACTAAACTGTGTCAATCTACAATAAAAGTAGTTTAACACAGTTTTTATATTATGGACAACTTAGAAATTGATTACAAGAAAGCAGCTCAGCAGTTGCGTAGTGGTGAAG